CTTCAAAGCCGACTCCTAAGCCTCAGCATACACACAGTTGGACAAACATTACCGAAAAGGTAAAAGTTGTTGACAAGAAAGCATATACCTACGAGGAACCAGTGTATGAAGAACACGACAGAACTATTTGCAATGACTGCGGTGCAGACTTGACAAATATGAGCGAATCGGAATTAACTCACCATTGTGGTAACCATTTACTTAATGGGGGTAAAGGCTCTTATCGTAATGAATGGGTTAATGTACAGGTCGGTACTAAAACGGTAACCGTTCCGGAAAAGAGTCATTACGAAAACAAGGTAATCGGCAGAAAATGTTCGGGTTGCGGTAAAGTAGAATATTACTAATTGTCAGTAATTAAAGGGGAGTTGTCAACAGATGACTCCTTTTTTTGTGCGGAGAAACGACATAACATTAAAATAGAATAAATAAATATTTCTGAGCAAAGTTGCATATGTGACTTTGCTCTATTTTTTTTTGCAAATTTTAAATAATGAATAAAAAGATGAATATTATTTACACAGAGCAACAAAAAATATAAAAATTAGTAAAATAGTTTGCTATAATGGTTATAGGAATGAATAAAACGATGAATATTGTAATAAAAGGGGGCTATAGTCCAATGTTTTATTATCAGTCGTATTAAGCGAAGTGCTTGATACAATCGTGTATGCTACGATAAACAGCAAAAATTTTATAAAAAAGGAGAACGCCCATGAGAAAATTTTTTAAAAAGCTTATGGCTGTAGGATTATCTCTGGTAACGCTTGTGTCCGGTATGTCAATATCAATGGGATCAGCGGCGGCTGCTACAGCATCCACAACAACCGGTCAATGGGTAACTACTACGGTATCCAGAAGTACTAACTTTACGTTGCCGGGAATACCTGCGTCAGAAACATGTAAATTTACCATAAATGGTGATGAAGGTTTTTGTATTAATGCAGATAAACTGACTCCATCAGGTAAAGACAAGTATAAATATACATATGTGGATCCTAAGTCATCTAAATATGGAATGATGCGAAAGGCTGTGTATCTCTATCTCAATAAGAATTTGAAAACTACAATTTCAAATGTAATGAAGAAGCAGGGATTCGCAACTCCGACAGCAAATACCACTTTTGTGATGATGCATTTTTTGCTTAGTTACATTAACGAAGGCGGAAATGAAAAGGGCTTGAGTAGTGATCCGCAGGGAATTAAATATAAGATGCAGGACTATTATCCTTGTATTCCGGCGATTTATAAGGAACTCAAGGCTAATAAAACGGCATTGCCGTCTGCAAATGATTTTCTTTGCTATCTCGTAACACCGCAGAGTGATACTTATCAAACTCTTTTTATGGTGGCAAAGAACACACTCGTTATCAAAAAGGTTGATTCTGTGTCAGGCAAAGGTCTCTCAGGTGCTACTTTTTCGGTAACATACACTCCGGATGGAAAAAATAGTGTTGGTAGCAAAAAATCTATGGGTTCTTATACGACCGGTAGTGGCGGTACAGCTAAGGTTTGTTTACCTCCGGGAAATTATGTTATTAAAGAAACTAAACCACCTAAAAATTATTCGCTGAATTCTGTATCACAGACAGCTAATTTCACGGGAAAAGGTACAATAACAAGAACCTTTAAGAATGACAGGCTCATTAAGATTCAGTTACAGAAAACATCTGCAAACCCTGAATTAACAAAAGGCAACAGTTGCTACAGCCTTGCCGGAGCAGAGTATAGTATCTATACAAATAAGTCGTGTTCTAAAGACAGCTATTTTGGCTTTATTCGAACAGACGCCAATGGCTTCGGCGTGTACGGTGACGGTCTTGACTCTAAAGGCAAACATGTAGGCTCTGATGTTACTAATAGGACCTATTACGCTAAAGAAACCAAAGCTCCAAAGGGTTATAAGCTGGATACCACAGTTTATACCTTCAAGGATTCCGGCAAGAAAACTGTTGACGGCGTATCTATTTACAGCTTTACTTGTTCTGATAAGCCTGCAAACGATCCTATTACGGTTGTTCTTCAAAAACAGGATGCAAAAACTGGACAGGCTTCTACTCGTCTTGTAGGTGCGGAGTTTACTTTGAAGTATTATGACGGCACTTACAAAAGCGAAGAAGAATTAAAAAATGTCAAAGAAACTCGTAGTTGGGTGATTAAAACGGATAGTGAAGGCATGGCAACCCTTAATAAAAGCTATCTTGTCTCTGGCGATGAATTCTATTATTCATCTTCAGATAATAAAACACCTTGTTTACCTCTCGGTACTATTACCATTCAAGAGTCCAAAGCCCCTGAAAACTACGAACTCAATCCTAATTTGTATATTGGACAAATCACAGAAGAGGGCGGTCTTGGTTGGCTCACAACGAATCTCCTTACACCGGAAGGTCAGTTAATTGTCCCTGAATCCGAAACTGTTCGTGGCGGTCTTTCAATCCATAAGAGTTCTGATGATGCTATCATCAAGGATATATGGTTTAGAATTACTTCCGATAACGGTTACTCGAAGGATGTTGCAACCAATTCGATGGGTACAATTGAACTTGCTGACCTCGATATTTTTAATGACAACAATGAGTATGTCAAATACACAATCGAGGAACTCGGTTTTAAAGATGCCAACGGCAACTACTATATCCCGAAAAGATACAAAACTGAAGGACCGAAAACAGTAACTCTTAAAAATGACGGAACAGTAACAGTATCGTTTAACAACAGCATTGATACAGTACCTCTTAACATCATCAAGAGTGCTGATGATAAAAATGTAAACGGTATCTATTTCAAGGTTACAGCCTCTACGGGCAAGACTTATACTGTTGTTACCGATGACGAAGGTAAAGCAAGTGTATCAGGACTTCCTGTATATGATACAGAAGATAATGTAATCACATATACCGTTGAAGAGTTGGGTATCAAGAAGGACGACGGTACATTTGAAATTCCGGTCAGATATGTTAAGCCTTCAAGTCAGACAGTAAAATTTGTCAATGGTACATCTGTTATTAAGACAAGAACTCTGACTTTCAAAAACAATCTTAAAAAGGGTGTTGCAAAGATTGCCAAAACATCAGATGACGGTGTAGTACAGGGAATCTACTTCAAAATTGAGTCAGACTACAACGACTACAGTGCAATCAGCTCAACAGGAAAAACAGGCATTTGGTCTATATACAGTCTACCGGTTTATAACGAAGTAGGGGAGAAGATTAAATATACTGTAACTGAACTCGGCTTTAAGCAGAGTGACGGAACATACAAAATTCCCGAATACTACTTTCACGATGAACCGCAGACCGTTGAGCTTACGGAGAATACAACAACAACCGTAAACTTTAAAAACAGTCACAAGCTGGGCTCTCTGCTTATTCTCAAATCATCAAGCGATAAGGTAGTAGACGGTATCTATTTTGAAGTTAAGTCACTTACTGACGGTTTTGAGTACGATGAGTATGTTGCAACAAATTCAAAAGGTATGGCACAGCTTGAGAATATGGAAGTATGCAACGCAGACGGTGAAGAAATACTCTATGAAATCAGAGAGCTTGGTTTTAAGCAGGCTGACGGAACATACAAACTACCTAAACGCTATGTAAGTAAAGAACCGAAACAGTTTTCGTTTAACGCTGACAATATGAAGCCCGGACGAAAAGCAACCTATACCTACACACTTAACAACTCTATCAGAACAGCTAACCTTGATGTAAAGAAAACATCTGACGATAACATTGTCAATGGTATTACTTTCAATGTTAAGGGCTCTAATGGTGTTGATTACGGTAATAAGACTGTAGATTCAAGTGGCATGTCATATTATACAAAGCTTCCTGTTTATGATGATGATGACAATCTGATTAAATATACCGTAACAGAACTTGGAATCAAGCAAGATGACGGTACCTACAAAATTCCGTATCGCTATAACGATGTTAAACCTCAGGTTGTAACACTTCGATATAACACTGAAACGGAAACTGCGATGACTACAACTGCATTGTTTAACAACACTCTTAAACTTGGCTCTGTAACTATCAATAAGGTAGATAATGACGGCAAGGCAATTGAGGGTGCAAAGTTTAATCTTGTTTCAAAGGAAACAGGCAAGGTATTTGCTACTGTAACAACCGATAAAGACGGTAAGGGCATTATTTCCGATGTTCCGCAGGGTGATTATTCACTTGAAGAGACACAGACAATAGCAGGACTTAATTTGCTCAAGGAAGCAAGTGACATTACCATTTCCGGTGACAGCGAAGAAACTTTGTATTATACATTCAATATAAAGGAAACATATGCTCCGGTTCTGCCGATGACAGGCGGTACAAATGCAATCTGCGTAATGTTCGGTTTATCAGCGGTATGTCTGATTGCCGGATGTGCAATTTTCTTCATTAAGAATAAAAAGAAGAAAGATAAAATTAAATCGGAGGTAGAATCTTAATGAAATCATTAGCTAAGAAGATTGTTGCAACAGCTCTTACAGTTGCATCAATCGCTACAATGACAACTTGCGTTGCAACAGCAAACGCAGCCAATATGGAATACCATATTGACACAACAAGAAAAGCAAGCTTGACACTTCATAAGTATGAAATGTCGGATACAAGCCTTGCAACACATAAGGCAACAGGCACAACAGACGACGCTCAGTATGTTCCTGCCGATGCAAAGCCTCTTGCAAATGTTCAGTTTACAATCTACAAAGTTGCAGAGCTTGATAAGTATTTCAAGCCTGACGGCATTGAACTTCCTGCGGCATCTGCGGTAAAAACCTCAGAAGCAACAGCCACATTTTCTGCTGTAACAGGTGAGGACGGTGTAGCAACATTTACTGACCTTCCTCTCGGCATTTACTATGTTGAAGAAACTGACGGTCCTGCACAGGTAACAAAGAAGATTTCTCCTTTTGTTATTTCACTTCCTATGACAAGCGTTGACGGTTCAAAGTGGCTCTATGATGTTCATTGCTATCCGAAAAATCAGACTGCATACGGCGGAGTTACACTTCAGAAGGTTGATTCAGTTACGAAGAAACCTTTAAAGGGTGCAACATTCACTCTTTATTCATCAGAGGACGGTAAGACATATACAGAGTATATGACAGGACTCAAAACAGATGATAACGGAACAGCTGTGGTTAACAGCCTTCCGTCACAGACTTATTACAAGTTTGTCGAAACAGCTGCATCAGATCCAAGCTACATTCTTGACTCAACAGTAGGCTACGAATTTTATATTGATGCTACCGGCGATATGATTGTCAACGATAAAGTCGTTGACAATAAGACTGTAGTTGTTGAAAACGATACAGTTGACATTGAAAAGTATGTACTTGACGGCAAGAAGGGTGCAGAAGGTATTGATAATACAGCAAACTATGGTGACACAGTTTACTGGAAGATTAAGACTTCAATCCCGACAAAAACTGCTGAAAAGCTCAAAACATACACTATCGTAGATACAATGTCAAAGGGACTCAAGTATCAGTCTGCTGAACTTTGGATTGATGACACAAAACAGCTTAAAGAAAAAACAGACTACACAGTATCTCAGAAAGGTCTTGAAGTAACATTCACTATCAAGCCTGCAAGTATTAAGGGTGGTAAGGAAGTTGAAGTATATTTCAACACAGAACTTACAACAGACGCTCCTCTTGCACAGGATGTTCCTAACACATCAAAGCTTATTTACACAAACGACATCGGTACAGACAGCACATTCACAAAGAACTCTCAAACTCCTACCGTACATACAGGTGGTTATTCATTTGTAAAGACTGACGGTAGCAAGCCTCTTGCAGGAGCAGAATTTGCTATTTACAAGACTGAGGTTGATGCTAAGAACGGCGAAAATGCAATTCTTACAGCAACATCAAATGATAAGGGTATTGTAGAGTTCAAGGGCTTACAGTACGGTGCTTTCTCAGTTGATGAGGACGGCAAAAATAAGAACGGCGTAGAGAACGGCAGTACAAAGTATTGGATTGCCGAGACAAAAGCACCTAACGGTTATGTACTTCTCTCAGCTCCTTTTGAGGTAACTGTAAATGCTACAAGCCATATTTCTTCAAACACTCCAAGCGTTAAGAATAACACAATCCCTGAACTTCCTGTAACCGGTGCGGCTGGCACAGTAACACTCTTTGTAATTGCCGCTGCTCTTGTAGGCACAGGTGTATTGATTCTCAGCGTTCGCCGTAAAAAGCGTGACCGCTGATTGACCTATTTAAGATTTTTAATCTTATAAATTTCCATTTCCCATACTTGTATTAGACATTTCCCGAACAGTACAGTTATTGTGCTGTTCGGGAGGAATACAGTCGTCAGTTGACAAAAGCAGGGTAAAATCCCGAAAAAGTAACATCGGTTTTGTGTCAACTGTAATTATAACCTGAAAATTCCACATATTTTGTGTTGATCATATAGCTTGTAAGACAGTGAGTAAAGCTGTCTTGCAAGCCCTCCTAACAAAAGATAACTCCTCATATTTGTGTAATATACCATACCTCGTCTTGTCGGGTGTTTACAGAATAGCTTAATACCCGACAAGACACACTCTCTAATGGGCTCTAATAGAGCTACATCTATCCTCTTTAGTTTTTGTAGGCAGTACAGCCAAGAAAACTGTACTGCCTACAAAGAAGATTTTTGCCAGCAAGGAAAACTCAAAGTTTTCATTTTTCACTCCATATTGTGAGTATGGGCGGTGCAGATAACATACTACACCGCCCGACTCTCAAAAATTGGTATCGTAATTGACAGCAAGACAAGTATTTGTTATAGGTATTTCTCCTTTCATTTGTCGGGCAGTATATCCCCAATCATACTGCCCGACAGAAAACCTGAATACATTGTCGAAGTCAAAAGCAACTTTAAATTGAAAGAAATAAAGAGTATGTCACTTATAGAATATATGTACGATATTAACAATATCAGTAACATTGAAACAACAATATATGAAGAAGGTTTCGTGGAAAAAGCAAATGGAATTACTGACAAGTTAAACTGTTTTAATTTTGAATATATTAAATCATTGAAAGTTGATCTAAAAAATGAGTATCAGATGATTTATTTTCGTAAGAGCAGTTATCCGTCAGATGCTTTTTTAATAAGAATGAATTGCAGAAAATCTATAATTTTATACCGTAACAAAAACGAAACAAAATTATTATGGAAACACGAAGGTATCGGAATCAATGCTGAACTGGCGATATATGACAATGACAGAGTGTTCATTTCCCAAAAAGGTAACCTCGTGCCGTTGACACTTAAAAATGACCTTTTTTCCAGATCTATGTTTTCAAAGATAATTGCTGAAATACTTGATTATTACAGCATGAAAAACTCAATATATAAAGATTTCAAGAGGTGTTTGGAGCTAAATATATGCTGCTTACTACCTTTGACAATAGAAGAAATAGGTGTTTATCACAATTTACAGGAGTTGTTTCACAATAAATATCCAAAGACTGAAAAATTGAATTACAACTTTAACAAAGGGGATATTAACCTATCGTATCTTGCAGTAAAAGCAATGTCAAAGGTTGATAACGACTGTGTAGGTATATTGTTTCAATATTGTGCCGATAAAGCTAAGCAAGGATGTGGACAATCATATTTTGGTTACAATCCGTTTGGTAGATTTAATGATAATGTAAAAATTTTATTGGGAAAATTATTATCGGACAGAGTTTTGGTATCGGCAAAAAATACCATTATTGATGATTACATAAATATGTGCTATCAAACACAAACGAAAATCAGGCTTAAATACACATCAATAAAAAAGATTGAAGAAGCACATAACGCACTTGTTACCAAAATTTTAAAAAAAGGACAAAGGTCGGCAAAAAGTATAGTGTCAGCAAACACAAGATACAACAATTTGCGAAAATTACTTCCTAAAAAGTTTGAGTGGTTAATGACGGAAGAAAGGTTAGCATTAGAAAGTGAAATGCAAGGTAATTGCGTTGTTTCATACGCAAATAAAGTAAAAAAAGATAAATGTCAAATATATTCTTATGTGGATTCGCAGGGGTTAAGACACACAATAGAATTTAACATATCACGAAATAAATACCATTGTGTACAACTGCTTTCCAAATACAACGAAGATCCGTCAGAAGAAGCTTTGCAATTTGTAGCAAAACTTCTTGACAGCCCTGAAAACACGATTAAATAGCCGATATTTACAAAGATAATAAGGAAAACTTAAAAACTATATTCATTGTAATAGTTTTTGAAAATTAGGAAGTTTAAATTCACTAAATAATGTGATAAACAAAAAACTATTTAGAACATAATAGCTTTTACAAAATACAAGTCATGAAGACACAAAGAAGGGCAATTTGTGAAAAATAATAAAGCTAATAAATCAAAATTGAAAAGTATAGCAACAATATCAATTGCATCACTACTCATTCTTGTCGGTATATCATTAGCTATTATTCCGATTCTCGGAAGAATACTTAATCAGCAATCCGCTAATACGCAGATTGAGTCGTATCAGCAAAGCGTATCAGATATGACTAAAGATGATATTGCGTCCGCAAAAGAGGCGGCTGATGAATACAATTCTTCAGGGAATACAGGCAATTTTTATAATGCTGTAGTTAAAGACGGAATTGTTGGTTACATAAACATACCGGCAATTGATGTTAATTTGCCTATATACGATAACACAAAAGATGAAACACTTGAACTCGGAGCAGGATTGCTTGAAAAATCATCTCTACCAACGGGCAAGAATGGTACGCATAGCGTTATAACAGGGCATAGCGGTCTGACAATGAGTAAGATGTTTTCTGATTTGCCTGAACTTACAACAGAAGATTGTTTTTATATCTATTTTCTTGACGAAAAAATTAAGTACCAGATATATAGCATTGAAACAGTAAAACCCTCAGAGGTAACAAATCATCTTAGCTATAATCGTTCAGAAGGTTATTGTACATTGATGACTTGCACTCCTATTGGTGTTAATACACATAGATTACTTGTACATGGTAAGAGGGTAGAGGAAAGTGAGAACGAAAGCGTTAATGCTAAATCTACATCACAGAGTAATAGTTCATCAACGAAAACTACCTCAAATATTATTAAAAAAAAACGACTTTGATTGATGGGCAAACAGATAACGCAATGAAAAAATATTTGCCGATTGGGTTGTGTACGATCTTTGTGATAGGCATAACAACGAAAATAATACGGCACTTTTGCAAAAAGTCACAAAAATAGCGGTAATAAGCCCAAGATTAGCTTGCATGGCGTTTTTAACACTTAGAATATAAAATTCCTCATCTAAAGGATAAAATTGCAATACAGGCTAAAATAAAGAAAACAGAAAAATTATGCAGTCAGCAAAAAATGCTGATTTTTTCAAAAAATATTTAAAAAAGGAGATACCCAAAAATGGAAGAAAAAAGAATCAATACAATAGTGACAGAAGAAAGCATTGTAGAATCATTACACAAACAGCTCGATAACAACGAATTTTCAATGCTCGAAAAGGCACTTAAAGCATTTGGACAATCAAAAAGCGATGTGTCGGACATTGATATTCTGATTGATTGCACATCTGAAGAATTACAGAGTGTGAATTATTGCGAACTCACGGAAAAGTTTTCAAAGCTCACAATTCCGATTAAACAGGAAGTTGAGTCAGAAGGCGAGATATACGAGTGTGTATCAAGCTATTCGCTATTTGGTGTTGTGTACCATCTTGAAGGTACATACAGCCTTACAGCGGAACTCAATCCGGTTCCAAAGGAAATATTCATGAGTTTTTATAAGTAAGATTGGTGTTCTAAACCGTACACCCTTAAATCTGAAAAGTCCCATGAACAGCGGACATTTTTATCCCCTAAACAAGATATATAAACAAGATATATAAACAAGTATATTCTATCTTCTATCATATAATAGGTAGTTAGATATAGTATAGGGAAAATAGTAGCTGAATAACGGATGGAAAAACCTTTTTTGAAAGGATAAATATTATGTGTGAGAAAAATATAAAACCGGCTGATAAAAACGAATCTACATTGGAAGCCGCAAAGTTATCAACTGAAAATATGATTTCAAGATCACAACCTCTTTATAACACAGTTGAAGGTGTTTTATCTGCAAAAGCTTATAAACTATTTGACATATACCTTTCGTGTATAAATCCGCAGAAAGATGATACCTGTGATGTGATTATTCGCAAAACAGACATTAGTGACATGCTCGGACTCAAAAGATTTAAGACTTCTGATTTGATAATTACAGCAAACGAACTTGGCGATTTAAAGTTTTGTTGCAGAAATGTTAGTAAAGATTATTTGAGACTCAATTTGTTTAGTTTTGTACATGCTTTTCATAACGATAACGGAGAGGTGTTCTTACATGTTAAGTGTTCGGAAGAAGCAAAAAGATTGTTTTTTAATCTTGAAACGGTTGGATATATCAAGTATCAACTAAAAAACACTTTAGCTTTATCGACTAAATATGAAATACGAATGTACTTGTATTTACAAAAACAGAAGCATTTAAAAAAGTGGAATACTAAGTTCAATGATTTAAAAAAAGTGTTATTCCTTGAAGAAGCAGAGAATATGAGTTCTTACGACAGTTATAAGGAATTTAATCGCAGGGTTTTATCTCCGTCAATTAAAAGCATAAACGAAAAAACTGATTTAAAGGTTGAGTATAGCTACAAGGCAGTTCGAGGCAAAGGTTCTGCATCGGGAGTTCTTACTTTTACGATACTGTCTATCGGAGGTATGGTATTACTTGAAAATATCAAAAGTAACGACAGTAAATACGAAGAATCTTCTGAACGAATCAAACAGCAAATTGGATACGATATGATAGTTGATACGAATAATGTTGTTTATGTGGACCAGATAGTTCGCATAATGTGCGATATTGATATGGCAGATGATGTGAAAAGTGCAATTAAAATCAACAGCATAAGCGTACCGATAAGTCAGTTGCAGGCAAAATTTAAAGCAATAACAGAAGAAGAAGTACTGTATGTTTGTGAAAAGTACAGGGCAGAAAGCAAAAAAGTCAAAAATGTAAGGTCATACATAACGAGTTGTTTATACAATGCAGCGGAAAATCTTAAACTTGATAAATTAAAACCAAAAGATGATTTTGATGATTTTGATGATTTTGTGAGCAATTTTCATTCACTTGATGATTATGAATAGCAAAACAAAAGCAATCTAAATTCATCACAAATCGTCAGAAATAGGGTAAATAGACGGTTTTATTGCTTGATAATATAAATTTACTACTAAACAATAAAACTTAATACAGCTAAAATCTAAGCAAAACAGAAACATGACTCACAATGTTTAACAAGGAGGAACTCAAATGGAAAATATATATCTACCGAGGGAATTGTTTACCGAGGAATTCAAAGATTACTCGAATGAAGCTAAGCTTGCGTTTTCAATCCTACTTACTGATTCTGAGATGTTGTCAAATGCGATTTCCGTAACAGATTTAATGTCAGTCGCTCGACTCATTGACGCTTTAGGAAAAGATCGTTTGCAAAACTTGAAGAAAAAACTTTCAGAGGAAATTCGTATTAGGGGTGTATCGTAGTGAGTGTTATTGTTTTTACACCAAGTTTAAGCAAAAGAAAAGAATTGTTAAAAATAATAACTCACGCTCATAAGCAATGGAAGTTTAGAATTGCATTAGCTGTGTTTCTGTTTGTTCTTTCGGCGGCAGTTATAGTAGGAACGGCAATTCTGTTGCTTATGAATCCAACAACAATAGAGGGAATTTTGGCTTTCAGTGGTGCCGGTATTTGTTTTTCTTCTATTCCGTTCTTTATTGCTCTTTCGGTAAAAAACACAGCAAAATACAAGTGCGGTTTCCCGTACAGCAGTTATGCTAATGCATCACTTTTACTAAACGATGACTCTTTGGAATATGTGTTTTGGCGAGTAGGACCGCATGAACCCGCTGCTTATAGCAGTACAAGAGCTGTATACCGAGATGAGGACAAGTTTACATTTACAATAAACAAGTCTGATATTGCAAGTTTGTGCGTTCGGAATGAAATTTGTTACATAAAAGGTGACGGCATTTTGCAGATGCCTGAATGGGCTGTAGCAAACAATATTACGACGGAAAATTGCAAAGAGTTTTCGTTCATACCTGCATTTCCGGAAAATAATTTTTCAAAAAGAATTAAAGATTGGAGAAGTTACAATGTCAGAACAGAAGATTGACGGCAACACTATAAAGAGATGCTTATCGGAACAAATCGGAGCATATGAAACTGATTGTCTTATATATGCGATTGCAAAAAAGAATCCCGAAGAAAGGGTGGTTGAACTACCCTTTGAATACGATGCCGAGGAACGACAGACAATTTCATACAGCGAACTTGTTAATATGCTTGCAAAAGCAATTATTCCTACCAATTTAAAAGTGAATTTTGATATGTCTAAGTCATTTCCTGATTTAGATGAAGCTACAACAATTAACTTTAATTGCGGATACAGCGTATTCGAAATGGTGTATGAAATTAACGGCGAGGTATATGGAGTACTGACTACTGCTGTTAATAATACGATTACCGAAATGATATATGACGGTCAGTTCAGCACGGATACGGAAGAGGTGTTGAACACTTGAGTATATTGCAGTTAATAATAACAGGCGGATTTGTGATTGTGGGTATATTAGTATCTTTTGCTCCGATTGTGAAAGTTGCAAAGCAAAAAGCAAATCAGATATCTACATCAGATGAATTAAGAACTTTGCAAAGAAATAAAGAAAAGTTGGAAGCAGAATCGTCTGAAGGAGAGAAAACCAAATATGACGAATTGTATGATGCCATAAGCAGTTATAACGAATTGATATACAAAAACGGACAGGATACTTTTACGGGAGAATTACCGTTACCGCAGAGTGAAAACTTACAGTTGTATCTCGAAGATGAAGAACTAAAGACAATTGCACAAATTACAATACAAGGGCATTATTTTACTCGTATAAGATCGAAAGAGAAAGAAAAAAAGGAACAGAAATATGCAGTTAGTATGGAAGTGAATAGGGCTACACTTGCAAACTGTTTTATTCCGGTCAAAAATACTTCAATGCCTGTTGGCGGTGAAAACACTCTGAGTGTCTTATATGGCAGACCGAGAAAGGGACTCGGTTTAGACAATAAATTTAATATATCAAAAGGTGATGTAATCACTCTTGAAACAATATGGGATACAATCTCATATGAAATAGATGATTTAGTGCTTATTTCAGCTGATGACATAGAGTCGCTGAAAATAGTTCCGGGCAAGGACATAATAGTGCTGATGATTGCAGAACCACAAAATAAAACACGACATTGTATATTTGCATCACGAATCGAGGGCAATGATGATTCTGATGATTGAATATAAAAGCTGAAAGGGACGGCAAAAAATAATAAAAACACAAGTAACTGAGGACTTGTGCAGATACAGGATAACTGTATTTGCGTAGGTCCTCTTTTGTTATTTTGGAGGTGAACAAACATACAAAATTAACTTAGTTGGAAGTCTAATAGCAAAAAAATTAATTTGAAAGGATATGATTTTATGAATAATCTCAATGCTATTATCAGTTCACTAATTCCCGTTGCCGCTGCAAGCGGTGCAACAAGCTACTTTACATCGGTGCAGAATAAGGTTGTATCGTTCCTTAATTCCTGCTTGCCTTTTGTATGGATTATCGTTGCTCTTGCCTTAATTGGCGTTGGTCTCATGTGCATCATCGGTAGTGAAAGAAGTAAAGAGGCAGCTAAATCTAAGGCTGTATATGTTGTTATCGGTTGCGGTGTTGTACTCGGTGCAATGTATCTTGCCAAGGGTGTTGCAGATTTACTTACGATGGGCAACTTCACAGTCAGCTAAATCAAGAAAATACATACTGAAATTTGATGTGAGGTTATTATTATGAAAAACAAAAAGTTGGTATCGAAAATAGGAGCGATTGCTCTTTGTGCAGTAATGGCAGCTGGTTCAGTTGTTTCAATAAACGCTGCTGTTGTTGATGATTCAGAGGTAGGTTCACTCGGATACGGTAGAAAAGTTATATCGTTGGATTCAACAGGACAAACCGTACTTTGCAAAAAAGGATATAAGTTTCCAAACTCCAATATTACTGTGTCAAAAGATTTTAAAATGGCACAGATTAAGCTCGGAAAAGGCGAAACATTTAAGTATACTCTTTACAGCAATGTAGGATGCGACAGAGACAAGGTAAGAGTAGAAGCCTGTGCCTATAAATCAATCATCAATTTGAAGAAGAAGGCTGAATGGTCTAATTTGGATACTGCCGGCAATCTAACTACGGATGTATCGACTCTTGGACGGGTAAATTCCAAAAAGTGGAAATCTACTGTACAGATTAAGGGTAATAAAAAGTGTACCTACAATTTGATCGCTTATGATTTATATTCTTTCAATGCCAATTATCCATCTGACCGGCAGTCATCATTTAGGGGAAGAAGCTATAAAGATGCTTATGTTCTTAACATGAATTACCCTGTTGTTGCTGTAAGTGTGTATAACGCACCGTCATCTGTTGCCTTAAAAAGAAACGACAATAAAAGTTCGATTTCAGGCAAAACTGTAACACTAAAAAAAGGACAGACATTTTCCGTGTATGAATCAACACCGAAAGGATCATACGCCAATGCTAAAAATGTTATTTACAGTTCATCAAACAAAAAGGTGGCAACAGTTACCAAAAACAGCACATTCAGCGGTGCCGCAAAAATTAAAGCTGTTAAAAAAGGTACCTCGAAAATTACCGTAAAGCTGTACAACGGTAAAACCGCATGGGTTAAAGTTAATGTCAAGTAACTTAACCGAGATGAAATATTAAAAATATCCACTTGTTTCGATATGTTTTCGGGGCAAGTGGATGATGAAAAATCAGAAAGGAGGTTGATCTTATTGTCATTTATTGAATGGATGGTTTCCAATATGGAATATTGTGACATGGGAGCTATGTTTGGACTTGGACGAACAATCCTTTGGTGGCTAACGAATATTCTTGTATGGGCGGCATCCGTAATTGAGAGTTTATACAATAACATTTTCAAAGTCTTTTCTGTCATATATTCAAGCGGTGTTTCGAGCTTTATAGGTCGTTGGATAGGCTTTTTGTGGATTCCGATTGCCATTGCCATTATCATACTTGGTTACAACCTTATCATGGGCGAGGACAGCGACGGTTCATTAAGAATGAAAACCTTTATGCGAAATCTTTGCTTGCTGGTTATTGTTGTTGCAAGTATTCCGATTCTTTTCACCGGGGTAAGTGGTAACAGCGATTCAAGTTTTGCCGTAAAGCTATTTCAGGGAAGTGGTAACAACAACAGCATAACAAATGGTGTCAGTCAAATGGCTGGAAATATGGGCACAACATCGAACACAAGTAGAACGGTTGTTGAGAACATATATGATTTGCAGTTTATTTTTAATCAGGCTCGAAATAAAGGCAATTTTACAAAAAATTGGAGCAGTATGATAGATGACGGAACAATACGAAAAAATTCATTTTATGACACATCCGGAAACATAGTAAACGGTGACGCTGTTATGAATATAACACCGTGGGATACCATTGTATCTGATGATGCTGATGATAATGATAAGTATGATAAAGACCTCAAAATGGAAGATTGTTATGTTAATGGGTACGATTATTGTGTATTTTCATCAGATACCAACAACAAGACATCTTTTGCCTCTGTAGCAAGTACCCGACGAGTTCCTTATTGGACTCCCGACAACATTATCAATATTATCAATCAACGAGGTAACCAACCGGTTTCCACAGTAAGTTTGTCCGATAAAATGGATCTTGAGGCGAGAATATTCTTTTTTCAAACAATACACAACAATGTATGGCAGATAGATTCTGACGATAACGGCACAACCAATTTTGTTTTTGTTGACAATAACGGAAAAACAAAGACAAGTATGTGGTTCGTTGATGTCGGAAGTACATATCCGTTCAGATATCATGTAGAATGGGGCAGAATGATAATTTCGCTCATTATGTCCATTATAGTTTTATATCTAACAAGCTATAAAATCGTAAAACTTATCTATGAAGTTACCGTCAATCAACTTTTGGTATTGTTTTTTGGTGCGATTGATTTATCAAACGGACAAAGAGCAAAGGAAGTCATGAAATCTACTTGTTCGTTACTTGCATCAATGTTTTTTGCAGTAATACTTGTACAGTTCTATTATTTGCTTACATCAGCAGTTAACGGTTTGACATTTGTAAGCAATAGTTCAACCAATGGATGGATTCAGACTCTAATCAATGTGTTTATCGGTATGGCTACAATCAAAGGACCGTCTGTTCTTGAAAAAATTCTTGGAATTAACGGCGGTCTTGGTGATGAGTGGCGTGAAACAGGTATGCTTAACCGTACTGCTGTTAAACCCGTTGCAAGAGCAACAGGTAAAGTTGTTAAGGGTGCTGCGATACTCGCAGGTGCAGGAGCTGTTTACGGCATTACAAAAGCTAAGGGTAAGCATGATGAACGCAAGGACAGAGAAAATGAGAGAAATAATGACAGAATTCATGGCAGTAGTACCGGCGAGGTCAACAGTTCCGGTGATTCTTCTCAGTTCAAAATGGCTCAGTCTAAAAAGTCTCAAAATTCAACCGCAAATGTAAATAACAATAAAGACGCATCAGGTAATTCAGCCGCTAATAATGATGTTGCAAGACAGGGCAGAGATATTAGTGAGGCTATTCAGAGAGACAATATTCAGCAGGACAAAGCTGAAAAATTTGCAACTGATAATGGTGTCGTTAAAAAGTCCACACCTGAACAGAGGACAACTCAGCAAGCTGATAAGTACAGAGGTGCTATCCACAATGCCGCACTTGCCGAACAGGTTAAAGGACAGGCTAAAGGTGGTATGAGCGATAAAGACGCTCTGACTAAAGCTTATGAAGGTTCAGGATTCAGCAAAGATGATGCGTTACGCTTAGCTAACAGAGATCTTGAAAATAATTCTTTTGCCGAAAAGAAAGAAAGCTTTGCAAACAGTATTTCAGCAGCGGCTAAAGAAAAATACAGGATTCACCGTTAAGTTATGCGTCAAGTGCCGATGCATATGCAGATGCAGCCGAACAGCATTTACAGGCTCTCGGATTCAGTGCAAGCGAAGCCTCTAAGATTAACGAATCTACAGGATTGTCTAAGAATGTAATGCTTGAAGATAATCAGGAGTTAATCCGTAATGAAGCAAATGCTTTGTACAGTTCAGGAGCTGTAGCTACTGATGAAGAGGCTGTACAACAGGCTATTGTAAATTACAGTTCTGACAGTTCGGGCAATTATGACAATAGATACGGAAGTCTTGATAATGCTGCATCTACAATACTTGCAAACGGTAGTCTTGAAGAAGGTATTGTAAGAGGCAGAACAGCAAACAATATTGCAAGAGAACAGGCTCAAATCAATACTCGTTCAGACGGTCTCAGAAACGGCAGAGATAATTTTGAACTCAGTCCGGGACTTAAAACCGCTACATATGTAGGTCTTGGCTACATGAAGGGCAGAAGCTTAGAAACAATAGCTAAAGCCGGATACGAAAGCGGCAGAAAAAAGGCTCGCAAACAGGAAATCAAAAGGCAGAAAAAGTCACCTGATAAAACTAAAAAAATCAAGTGATAAAATGCCGTAGTCGGATATGTGCTGATTTACTGCACATATCCGACACATGTGATGAAAGAAGGTGAAAGTAGTGGACAACCAGTTTGTTATGATTTCAGAAATTAAGACAGAAACTCAAATTTTTAAATTCATAAATTTAAAAACATTATTTATTACAATAGGCTTTACATTATTTGGCTATCTCACAAGCGGAGCCGTACACGAGATGCTGTCTTTTGTGTATATAGTTTTTAATGGAGTTGTTGGATTTGTATTGTCAATGCAAAGCCCGTTCAATAAAGGAAAATTAGTGTATCAAAGTGTATTTTTATTTATACGAAATTTTTGTCACAAAAAAGTTGTTTATCATGCTTTGTCGGACTGCGAATATAACGAGGCTGACAAAGTGCTTGAGAGCAAATTTATGTACAACGATAAATTTATAAAGGAGGGATATTAGTGGCAAGTAAGCATAAAGAAGCTGTTAAAAGGCAAAGAGAAGTTGCTTATGTACAAAAGAAAGAAGATAAAAAGACTGCCTTAGAAACAAAAAGTATAAATGATATCATACCGATTGTTGACACATTTAAAGGATGTTTTAAGCTCAAAGACGGTACCTTCATGGATATCGTACAAGTCAAATGTAAAGACCTTGTTAATGCATCCGAAAGTGATGTCAACTTTGATATGTACTCTCTTACAAAACTGTACAGAGCTTATACCGATGATTTAAAAATCATTTCTCTTAATTTCCCCACAAATACGAAATCACAACAGATTTATTTTCAGCACAAAATCAATCATACAGCTAACCCATTACTCAAAAACATACTCAATGAAAAATATGAAAAACTCGTTGATGATGAACTTCACAGCACAAATCGTGAGCATTACATTATGTACTTCGGTAAAACATATGAGAGGTTACTTAACAATCTCAATACTATTACCGCTTCATTGGGAACATCACTTGTTGAGTTATGTTCTATGTCTAAGAAAATACAGATGTTGTTCTCTGTCACTAATATGGCGTCGGTTGTATTTTATGACGACACCGCCGATAGAAGAATAAATCCGCCAAATAAAGAAGAACTTGTCGAAAAGTACGGATATAATCCGTATTTGTTGCAAGCTATACAGCCTATGGGCGGTATCAAGTTCTCAAATGATGATTATATCCGCACCGGCGATGGATATGTGACCTGCTTGTATGTGTATGGCTATCCGAAAATTGTTGACAGACATTGGCTTAACACACTTTGCAACAACCGTGGTACTGTGACGACCATTGATGTTACAACAGTTGATTCATACAATGTAAAAAAAGACCTAAGAAAGTCAATTGCGGAATATCGAGGAAGAGAGAGAACTGCAAAGAACACACTTGACGCTATGGATGCCGCTGATAAAAGAGATGAACTCTCGACTCTTGTAAGAGATGTAAATTATGGTGAAGTAATCAAGAGAATGACTACACGAGTATTCCTTGCTGACACCAATTACGAAAATCTTATGAAAACCGTAAGATACTATAAGAAAAATGTATTCGAGGATAACGAGTATCAAGTAGCAATCAACCTCAATGAAATGCAATATGAGTGGACATCAATGTTTAAATCATATTCTATGCAAAGTGCAGATTACTATTCAAGGCGAACAGGAAAAGCAATAGCTTCCTCGACGCTTGCCGGCGGTGATGCTTTTCATTTTACTTCTCTTAACGATGAATTTGGCTCCGATTTCGGACATACTCTCTCAAATGGTTATGACGGCAGAGTGTTGCTTGATATGTTTGAAGCAGGACAGTCAAGGTCATCATATAACTTTCTTTTGGTTGGCTTATCGGGTGTTGGTAAATCAACTCTTCTGAAAAAGATAATGGTTGACAGAGCAGCAAGAGGAGATTATCTGAGGGTAATTGATGTTGCAGGTGATTTCACTCAGGTGTGTCATTCTCTCGGCGGTAAGGTTGTATATCTTGACGGTAGTGACGGTGGCAGACTTAATCCTTTGCAGATTAATAAGGCAGATGATACTGATGCAGGTTCATATGATATGAATATCACCAAAATGGCTAATATATACAGCTTTCTTGCTCCTGAAGCCTCTGATATTGAAAAGCGTATGTTCAAGAATATCTTGCACCAATTGTACAAACAGTTTGGAATTACTAAAGACACACCAAACCTTACAGAATTGCCGGCAAAGGCATATCCCCGTATGGAAGATATACTACCGATAATTGATTGGTACCTCAGTCAAATACAGCATGGCGAATTGCAGGAAGGTGCAATGTCTAAAGAGGAAATGCAGAATGAAGAAATGCGAACAATACTCTTGCACATCAAGCTTGTTATCGTAGATGTCATTCAGTCAAATGCAAATATATTTAACAGCTATTCGGATATTGATAATCTTATTGACACGCAGGTTGTTGTTTATAATTTAAAAAAGCTTGATAAGAAAAATGATAACGAAGTGTTTGTCGCTTTTCGCACAAATTAAAAAAACTTTTCGCACTAAATGAAAAAAATTGAATTAATCATTTTTGCATATTGTTGCAGAAATGTTTCCTACAAATAAAAAACACCTTGCAGAGATTTCACTCATCTGCAAGGTGTTTTGTGTTTTTATTATGCTTTTTTCTGTCCACGATAAGGTATTTACCGGTTTTCTTGATTTTATTTGGTTGATATTCAAGAATATCGGATATATCACATTCAAGAACTTCACAAATTCTATCAAGGTGTTCTAAATTTATCCTGTCACACATTTCATTGTAGATATCACAAATGGTAGAAGGACGAATACCAGTTTTTCTTGCAAGTTCCGCTTGCGACATACGATACTTACCTAATATTGTGGACAAATTGATCTTTACCATAATAACGCCCCGATGATTATTATATCAGTAAGCGTTAATTATTGCTCATACTTGTTAATTCATAACAAAGTTCGTTATGATAACTTCTTTGAACTCCACACAATTATCGGGGGTTGCAGGGAGTAGATTTTGCCTACTTACGCACTTTATATTGTAACCTTTATACAAGTCACGAATGAAATCGCAATCGTTATAGGATAGGATAAAACGCCCTTTAATCCCCTTTAAAACGGCATTTAAACGGATATGGTCATCCTTATTAAACTTACTGTAATTGCGGTTATAGTAGCGTTCCGAGGCTACATATGGCGGATCTACATAGAACAAGGCAGATTCTCTGTCATATGTTTTTATGAGGTCTTCAAAGTCTCTATTTTCAACGATTACACTTTTTAATCGCTCCTTGTATTTCGGGAGTTCAGAAACAATGTTATCAATCGTTTTAGGCGCAGTTGCGAACGAATAGCGATTACTGCCGAAACTGCATTTGATTAAGTAAAGATACCTTGCCGCTCTTTGCAGGTCAGTAAGCTCAACCTGATTCTCAATCTCATAGCGATATTGCGAAAACAACTCACGAGATTGTAACCAGTCAACTTCTTTTTGAAGTGCTGAACAGTTGTTTTTTATTTGCTTATAAAGGTTAATCAGGTCACCGTCAATGTCGTTAAATACCTCAATTTGACCTTTGATTTTATCCTTACCGAATAAGACCCAGCCTGCACCGCCACACACCTCTATGTAGCGGTTACAGTCACCGGGAATAAGTGAAATAATCTGATTTTTAAGATGACTTTTGCCACCAATCCAGCCGATAAAGCTACGCATTTTTACCTCCATAATAACTTTTTTTAGGGGCGTTATTATGGATCAAAAAATCACTTTAAAAACTTGCGGTCAACAAATACAATGCTGTTGCTCTTTGGGTAGGCAATTTCTGCCATTCCTGCATTTTTACCCCTTTCTACAATGTAACGCACGGTTACTCTTGTACCTTTAGGGATTATGCCAAATTTAACTTTCTTGTCGGGGTGTGTATAAATATTAGCGGTTGCGTTTGCTGTCATTTTTGGGTATTTTGATAATGATGAATTATTATTGATTCTCGTATTCTGTACAAATCCCGTTTTGTTTTTGTACTTAATTTTACTCCAACCATAGCCATCATCATAAATATGTGTAATGCTTGAATTTTTAGGCATTATACAAATATTTTTGCAATCACCATAGGCATACGCTTTTGATTTGAGTTTACTCTCCGTTGTAATCTTATTATGAGCGACAGATGCGTTTGCTTTATATGTAACGCCAAAAGCTGTGCATAAGCCTTTACAAATAGCTTCGCCGAGTTTTGTGGTATTGTTGATAATCCACTTTGCAAGATTTGAACTGTCATGAAATTCACATTCACAATATACGCATTTGGCGTGTGTTGAATTAATCTCAGCAAGTTCATTTTTTGAAATGCCTCTACCTACACCTGTGAGCTTTACAAGTTCGTTGTAAACCGGCTGTGCGTACTTGAGATTTTCCGCAGAACGGTTATAAACAAATACATTTGTACCCTTGCCGCCACCAGCGTTTGTATGGATACAAACATGGACATCAGCTCCAAAGTTATTACTTTCAGAAATTGATGTGTACATATTCTGACCTTTCGGAGCACGCTTTACAGTAAATCCGCAACGCTTCAAGGCGGTTTCTGCTGCAATTGCAATCTTATTGCATTGTTCCATTTCTGTGGTATTGCCGTATGCGTATGAATTTGCATACTGATTTGACGGGCTGAGATAGATTTTCTTTGCCATTACTATTCCTCGCTTTCATTGTTATTCGTTTCTGTTGGCATCAACCATGCCTTCGCCGATGATATATGCAATCATCGTACCTGCGGACATAATAATTGATGTAACCTGTGCAGTTTCGGTTTCTGTTACTCCAAATCCCATAAGGAGTGCTGTAACAAAACCGATTACCGCTGCCCAAAATTTCCTGCTTGTTAATTTCTGTTTCCAGTTGATTTTCTTCATTATGTTTCCTCGCTTTCTTCTATCATCGGATCATCTACAGTAGGGTTATCACCCCACACAGCGATGACCGCATTATAGTAATCGTCAGACTAAGACTCCTTAATGAGTGCTCTGCCTGACGGACTGTTTTCATATGCATTGCGGATATTGTTCGTGTAAAATTTCTCACCATCAATATCAAAGTATTGTTTTTTATGATTGACACGCTGTCCTTTGTGAGCATATCAAGTGTGATTTTTTTCTTTAAGTTCCATTTTTAAATTCTCCTTTATTTAATTTTGTACAAGCAAATCACATTTAAAAATTTTACTGTCCGGTGGTAAAGTCTTTAAAATAATCGTAATAATCAACTACGCAACGACAAAAAAGTCTTTCATTTGCTTTTGCCATACCAGCGTATAAAGGTGCTGTCGGGTGATTATAAGACTGCCCCGTCTTATAAATGCTGTCTTTTGCATAAAAAGCGTCATCCTTAATGTTTATGAAAGGTATATTGTAATGATTTGCAATATTTTTTATGGCAGCAGTAAAACTATCCTCCGTAGCGTTATATAAATACGCCATAGACATTAGCACAATTTTTGACTTTGGAGCGTGTTCTTTGATTTGTTCGATAATTTTTCCGTAATTGCCGTAAAAAGTGTCAGGATAATCGGAATAGGACTCATGATTTGTGATGTCTTCGATTGTGCCTAAGTACGAAGCTCCGAGAGAAATTTCGTCATTAATACCTAAGACACACAGATATAACTCTTGTGGTTTCTCCGCAAGCATTTTGGCAAGTCCATGAGAATTGGTAAGCCATGTTCGGGTTGTAAGACCACCTACGGACAAATTTATGCAGGTGGCGCCGTACTTTCTCGCTAAAATCTGACCCCACGATTTTTGGAAATAATCTGCTACAGTATATCCTTTACTCTGTGAAGGGTCAGCAACATAAATTTCACCGCTTGCATATGAATCACCTATAACTGCAAATTTTTCAAAAAATCCAAAATCAATCGGAATTTTTTCCTCATGATTTTCAAAATCTGATTTCGATACGCTTTCAAAAATGTAGCAATTCTTTTTAATAAGGAATCCTGTTCCTGTGCCTTGTAGTCTTGTGCCGTCAGCAATCCCCGAAAAATCATAATCAAATCGCATAATAGCACCAGGCACGATTGCGGATAAATCAACAGTTATAGTGCCAGCTTCTTCGGTAACTCTTACACCTTTGACAAGATTTGCTGTAGCACCTGTATCGTCTGTTGTGTAGATATATAATAAATTTGTATCATCGCCCTTATAATGTCGATTAAAATTACTGATAAGTAAACGAGCATCGGTGTGATTCATGCCAACTATCTGTACATTGGAAACGATTTTGTCTGCTTTTCCAGTCAATTCAAAACTCGAAATCTTGTTTGCTATATTTGAATCCATTTCTTCTTTGGCTTTGTCAAGCAGATAATCGAGTCTTGTATTTCCATAACACCATTCAGAGCAAAGTACATAACTTTTGTCAAACTGCACATCAGTATTATAAGGAATTTCATCCCAATTTACTGTCATCGTAATAGTCTTATCTAAATTTGAGTAAGTTGCATACCCCGTTATGTCAGAATCAACATTGGCATATAGTTTCGCAGTCGATAATGCACCGTTTTCAACTAAATAAAGTACGATAGTGTTTTTTGTGGATGTTCGCTTGACGTAACCTATAGCAATAGTGCTCCCATCTGTAACACGAATGTCTTTAATCGCATACATCCATTCATAGGGATATGATTCAAAGACCTGTAAGCCCAGATTTGTTAAATGACACTTCAACTCGTTTATTAAGTTATTTATAATAGCTGTAAGAACTTTGTTCTGTACAGGATTAACGCTCTTAGCATCCAGTGCAGTATCGGTAAGCACAGCTCCACTCTCGGTCAGAGCAATGACACGGGACAATATGTCTAATAATTCGGGATAATAGTCAGAGGTAGTGATGTCACCGTCATAATCGCTGTGGGTGTTAATTACAAACGGTTGAGTAGAGTAGGTGTGAGTGCCGTCTGTAAGCACAATTTTAGCTATAGTCCTGCCGGCAGATGAAAGCATAGCTTTATCTGTAGTTACAGTAACAATATTTTTTGCTACTGTAGCATTTACAGCAAAATAGTTACTGCCGCTTTTACCTTTGCATACAGCTGTTGCACCAGTTGCATCGTAAGCCTCGCCATCAGCGGTAAGGTTAATTTTAATCTGTCTGCCAATGTCATATTGCCCTGCTGAGATTACTATGGGAGTAGCCTGACAGTTTAAATCAAGCGTAATTTTAGCAACATATTCATTCATCGGCGTGCTCCTTTTCCGTTGTTGTAGCTTCGCCTGTGAGTTCTGCGATTACCTGTGATTTGATATCCACAAGCACTGATGACATTATGCCGTCAATAAGGCTTGCCGGGAAGCCGTATTTACTTACAATTGCATTAACGGCGGCAATAAGTTCAGACCGTGCTGATTGTAATGCTAATGGACTAAGTTTCGTCTGCATTTTTATCCTCCTTTGAGTGAATTTCTTCAGACCGTTCTGCCGGTCTTGATTTATCCGTTTCGGCAATTTCCTTCGTATTGATTATGTAATCCATTTTAATTACCTCCTAAGCAGTTAACGATTGAAGAATGCCATTTTTGAAGGTCATTTTAAACTCTTTCCAAGTTGCTGCTGTACCATTGCTGTTAAATGATGTTACATAATAACCCGAAAAAGTGTCTGTAATAGAGCCGCCTTTAAAGCCCCAATCATTCAAAATAGCGTTGTGTAAATAATGATTCCGCAAGTTAAGGTCACAACCTGTGTGTAACTGATTGGCTTCAAGCGAACCGATTTTTTGAGCGGCATATGTAAAAATAAGAGTGTATGAAGAATCAGTTGATTTCATACGATAACACCAATCCATAAATGCCGAACCGTTTTCAAGGTTAAACGAAAGGTCACGCTTTGAAGTATCAGAAGCATAACAACCGGTACCTATGTAACCTACCTTAGTGCCTTTGTAGTAAAAATTTTGACCTACCGAATTTAACGACATTAGCTTTTTGCCGTTATTATCAAAAATATCATGTCCTGTTGATGACAAGCTCATCAGCTTTGTGTTCTGGAAATTGTACACATTTAGCTGTGAATTTTCAAATTTTATGTAATTTGAAATTTTGTTCCAAGCAATTTTGATGTCATCGGCAGATTGTTGGAGAAGAGTACCCCACCTGTCCGAACCGACAACCTTGTTTACTTCAAAAAATAATCCCTCGGCGGTTTGTGTAATCACCGAACTGTTGAGCGAACTTGCCCACGAATCGGACACATGAAGAACGGTTGTGTCTAAGTCCTGTTTAATCTCATTTACCTTGTTATGGTCGTGCAAAGTTTGTGCATCAAGAGCAGTAACCTTGTTTTGCAAGGTCTGCAACTTCCCTGTTACTTTGGCGGGCACAGTTGATAAAGTAACCGTGTTAAGTGTTGGATCTGCAGGGTACTCTTTAATCTCTACAATGCGGTGGTCAATCCTTGTCTTGCGTTTACGGTCAATCAGAGTAACCACATCGTATAAATCAAAGGCAAGCACATCACCGTATGTGTCGGGCAATGTTTTTGCAAGGTCAATAACCTTAGCTGTGTAGGATTGCTCCGGCACAGCAAGCACGGCAAGTTTTGCTTTTGCATCGTCAAGCAAAGTTTGCTTGTTTGTATAGCGTTCGTCTCGCCATATAGCTGATATGACCTTGTCGGTATAGCTATGATTTTCAATGTAATTTTTGCCATTGTTTAGGCTGGCTATACTTAAATTATCTTTACCGTATGGATAAAGTCTTGTAACCAAACTTGTGGTACTGCCTTTGTAAGTCATATCGCTCAAATTAAGCTCATCGGTAAAGTAAGTGCCTGTCGGCTCGGTGTTGTTGTACGGCTTGATGCAGTAAATAACCTTGTTAATTGTGTCAAAACGATAGCGAGTGTTATACGCCGTCGAGTTTTGGCAATAATCGAGGATGTCAAGCGTGGTTACATCAGTCAGCTCAAGCGTTCGGCGAGCTGACACAAGGTCGGCATCAACTATAGTCCAACCTGTTCCTTTTAAAATCTCCGAACATACGCTTGCAAAGCTAACGGTGCTTTTGTTGTAAGTAGGGTAAACATTATAATTAAGTCCCGTGAGGTCAAGCTCACAGGTTATCGTGCTTACTGTTTTACGCTCGTTAATGCCGTTGATAAGATAACGCTGTCCGTCATACTCGACCGTACCATACAAAACAAAGTATCTGTACAACTCATGGTCAGGCGATATATCAAACTGTAATGACATCAAACCGTCCTCTGAACGAGTACGAAAAAAGGTATTATCAATGTCACGATACACCTTAATATCATCACCGTAAAATACCTTTAAAAACATCTTAAACACCTCCTAAACTAAATGTAAATCGGTGTATAGGACACAGAAATTTCAACATCTGACTCCGTTGAAGAAACAATATTTTTTCCCGGGTTCAACACGGGGAAGTCAATCAAGTCAGAATCATTAAACTTATTTTTACCGTCCGCCGTTATAAGCCCTGCTACGCTGTCAATTACAACCGTCATACCCGATGTGACAGATTTAATTGTTACATCTGCCAATTTAACTTTGTTTCGAGTGTTTGCTATGCTGTTGTATTTGGCGGTAACAACAGGCAAGGTAGGTGTATTAGATTCGCAGATAATGTATCCGTTTGGTTTTACGCTTTGAGTTATTACAGCTTTATGTCTTACAGTATTAAATGTATATGTAACATCATGCTCACCACTGCTATCAAAAGTTGCGGCGGCAATACTGTTGACAATTGCCGTGTATATAAATCCATCAGGAAGAGCAATTTCAACTACTTTGCCAACAAGCAAGCCCTCAAATACAGTTATATTTTCGGTTGCTATTGCAAGGCGGTCGGAAACTGTCAAACCTTTTGCATAGTCACCAAGATAGTGAGGGTAAAAAGTCAAAGTTAAAGTCAAAGTTCTTGTGCCGGGAACGGAAGAAAACAGTAACGGAGCTGTTAAGATACTGCGAGAGGCAGATAAATTGTTGGTAACGGTTGTACCGCTGACCGAATAGCTTTGTAAACGGGCATTGTATGCGGAAATATCAACGCCGTTTATTGTCATTTCGTTAAGCATTTTATCTGTCCTCCCATGCAAGTTCTTCAGAAACATACGGCGTGAGTGCCACAGCTGTTTCTCGACCGTCAATATTAATTGAGGTGTGAATATCGCCTTTAAGGCTGTACTTACGCTCGTTATCCTCGCTCATCAGCTCGACATTGTGGTTGACATCAGCGGTAAATTTGGATCTAAGCATTGACTGTCCTGCAGACACAGCCGCCCTCATCTTGCTGACTAAACCGTCAGCTGAAACACCTGCCTGCATACGCTCGGTAAATGTGGATGCCACCGTGTCAGCCTGCTTATAAAGTTTGGGAGCTTCGGCATCAAGTCCGTTTTCACCGCCTTCGAGTGTGTAGCCGAAAATCTTTTTAAACACTTTTGAGGGGGAGTGTTCATCAAACATTTTCCTGAAAATATTGATAACACTGCCTGAAATTTCTGAGGCCTTAGAATAAAGCGAATCCTGTTTTTCTGATAAACCAGTTTCCGCTCCTTCCATAGCATCTATAAAGCTTTGTTTAGTGTCTTCATCAAGGTTATCAAACGCTCCTAAAAATGCAGAATTTATTCCTTTAGCTTTTGTATCTGTTTCTCCGGTATATTGTTCATACAAACCCATTAAAGATAGAAATGCAACCAACTGATCTTGGTATTTTTCATCAGATAAAGCCTTACCTTGTTTGTTTCTTATTTCACCGAGTTCTTTGCTGTACCTTGCATTTTCTTCTTCTTCGGCTTTTTCTTTGATTCTAAGTGCAGTGCCTGCCATAAGAGATTTTTGAGTATCAGTTAAATTTTTGTTGCTTATTTTATAAAGCTCAGTATTATAATTACTTGCTATATCAATAAGTTTTTGTTTATGCGTTTGCTCGGCATCACTTTCATCTTGATTTAATCCTTTTAAATCTTCAGTTGTACTCTTCAACGCTTCTGCACGATTATAATAACCGTCTTTAATAATTTTAAGAGTATCCCCAGCCTCCTTATTGGCTGCACTAACGGCTTGCTGATAGCTCGCTTCTGCGGCTTTAACATCAGCATCATGTTCCTTTTGTGAGTAATCACTATCTGTTTTCAACCTCAAATCAAGCAGAGCTACTTCTTCTGTATATTGCTCGTATGCTTTATCAATTACCGCTGTACGAGTTTCTTCGGCAGAGTTGGTGAGTTTTTGTGCTCTTTGCGTATATTCTTCAAGCGACAAATCAGACGCCTCGTTGAGAGCCTTAGCCTGAGTTGTAACAACCCCTTGCTTTGCTTCTTCAATCGCAAGTTCTTGATCCGCAAGTTCGTGCATTTTGGCGAAAAGGTCTTCAAGTCTTTGAATTTCACCGCCGGTTAATTCTTTTCGATTTTCCGAGGCAGTTTTACAAATCTCTGTAATTTCGGATTGAACATTGTCCATATTTTCGGACAACTTTTGTTTTTCATCATCGGAAATAAGGATGCTTTCATTGAAGTTATCAAAGATACTGCCCGAGTTTTTAATATCGTTCATAAAATCGCCGAATTTTGAACCAATATCCTCATATGACGAACCAAGGTTATCATTTGCCGACTGTAAATTAGCCTCCGCACTTGCAAGATCGTCCGTTGATTGAGTTGCATCACCGTTAGCGGCAGAAAACGCAATAATGCCTGCTGTCAAGGCTGTAATACCTGTCAAGATAAGCACGGCAGGATTAAGTGACATTGCCATATTCCACGCATATTGTGCAGCTGTTGCGAGCGTGATTTCACCTGTTAATGCACCGACTGCAATTTGTTTAAGCGTTATAGTGCCGAGTGATGCCGCCTCTGCAAGACTTTCAGCCGTGACTGATGCGGCGTGTTGAGTTACAAGAGCGGTTATTGACGAGATGATTTTCCAAGCCTTCCATGCCGTGATTGCTGTAGTAACAATGGGCAACAGTATATTGAGGTTGTCGGCAATCAAGTCAATAGCTTTTGCAAGCGGTGGTATAACAACCTTTGCAATGTTAGTAATAGTTTTGCCGAGGTTAATCAATATGGTTTTAACTGTATTGATAGCTTTTTTAAGACCGCCATTTTCAAAGGATTTTTTGATAGTGTTAATTGCCTCTTTAACGGGGGCTTGCAGTTCTTTTGGCAAGAGCTTAACTAAGTTTTTAGTTAAAGCATCTACGATACTTTTTGCCGCAGACAGTAGATCGGGAGCACGGTCACTTATGCCTTTAACCAATGTTTTTACGATGTTTATAGCAGCTTTAACAAGTTTTGATGAGTTATTTGCAATCCCGTTAACGAATGCCTGTAAAAAGGACATTGCGGCATCAATCATTTTCGGAGCGGCTTCAACTGCTTTTGTTGCAAGCTCACCGAAAATAGAGCCAGCTTCTTCAATCATTCCCGACAAGCCACCTTCGGTAAATGCCGTGGTTAACCTATTGACATAGTTCTGAGCTTCCTTTGCGGCATCGGTCAGAGGTTCGGACATACTTTCGTATATTTCTATACCCAAGCCTTCAAGTCCTGATTTAAGAATCGTAATCTGTCCCTGCAGATTGTTCTGCATCGTTTCAGCCATTGCCTTAGCTGAGCCGTCTGCATTATCAATATTTTTTACAAGTGTATTAAAATCCTTATCACTCGCATTGATGATAGCAAGCATACCCGACATAGCCTCTTTGCCGAAGAGAGTACTTGCGGCGGCTGTTTGTTCTGTTTCAGATAAACCGCTAAACTTTGTTCTAAGCTCTTTGATGACATCAATTAAAGGTAATGCTTCGCCGTTGGCATCGGTCATGCTTATTTTGTACTCATCCATTACCTTTTGCATTTCTTTAGTCGGAGAAGCAAGGTTAGATAAGGCTGTTTTAAGGCTTGTGCCTGCCATACTGCCCTTAACACTTGCATTAGCCATAAGTCCGAGTGCAACAGACACATCTTCAACGCTATAATTCATCGCACCTGCCAAAGGTGCTACATATTTAAAACTTTCGCCGAGCATTGAAACATTGGTGTTTGCAGAACTTGAGGTTTTTGCAAGTACATCGGCAAAGTGCGTACTATCAGAAGCTTTAAGTCCAAATGCTGTAATTGCATCGGTGACAATATCTGAGGTTGTCGCAAGGTCAAGACCGTCTGCAGCGGCAAGTGACATTATACCGTCAATACCGTTAAGCATTGATTTAGTATTCCAACCAGCCATTGCCATATATTGTAAAGCCTCGGCGGATTCAGATGCAGAAAACTTAGTTTTAGCTCCCATTTCTTTGGCTTTGTCTGTAAGGCTTTGCAGGTCTTTTCCGCTTGCACCGCTGATAGCCGAAACCTTGGACATAGCCGCCTCGAAAGATGAACCGACAGTTGCCGCTGCTGTTGCTCCTGCTCCAAGAGTTGTAGCTATACCAGCAAGCGTTGTTGTTATTGCAGACACACCTGTTTTGGCAAGTCCTTTTAATTTATCAATACCTATTCTAAAACCACCGGTATCAATTTTGGTGTCAATTTTAATAGAGCCATCGTATGCCAATATCTCACATCCTTTACTGTGAGGTCATCGGCATCCAATGGCTCTACTTGACCTGATTATTTTTTATCGTTTAATACGATTTCAAATAGCTTTTTACAGTTACGCCCTTTACAGTATGTAAAAATGCCCTTACACCTTGACGATTTGTCAAAGTAATATAAGGGCATTTCGTAACCGCAAAAAGGGCATTTAATTTTTTGTTTGTTTTTCAATTTATCACCTACGATAAATCATATTGATTTTTACTTGTTAATTTTGTTTTAACACTTAAATCTAATTCATTTTTCGGTACTTTAGAAGTGAATTCAAACTCAGCGTAACCGCTGGTTTCGCCTTCAAATTTATATACATATGTATTTATATAATAATCATCAGTTTCGTCTTTTGATTCTGATATCTTAGTACCTTTTCCGCCAACAATTTCTTCAACTTTAAATATAGTCATTCCCATATTTATTTGGTCAAACTCATCTTTGCTGATTCCTGACGGGTCGTTTTTAGCTCCACAGGCTGTGCAAGTCAATGCTAACAATGCAATAGTTATAAAGGATAGAATCTTTTTCATAGCTGTACCACCTCAATAAATTTTATATACACATTATACAAAATCTATATAAGTTCGTCAACTGATTTTCCTGATAACAAAGCCTCTTCAATCGCATTATACTTTTCCTGCACCGACAGCGGCAGAGGCAGGGCATAGAGTTTTTTCATTCGCTGATAAAAATTGCGGTCTGCCGTTGACATTTTAGGGGTAATCGGCATACTGCGATAACCTAAAATTTTTGTAAACATACAATCGGCACGCAATGACATAAACAATGCTCTGAACTTCCACCAATGCAAATTTGCATCGTTGAGGTCAATGCCGTACTGCTCTAAAAATGCCGCATAGATATAGCCGTCATCAAAATCGTAATCAAATACAGCTTTATCATTGCCACCGCCTGAATGCTTTTCGGGTGGTTTTCCACAGCGATAAAAGTTTAAAATAGCCTCGACTGTTTCTTCGTTCATCGGGCAAGGTGTTCTGAATACAAGCTTCTGAATTTCTGCGAGTATTTCAGCCGATAGTGTATCATCAATTTGATTAGTAAGTATAAGCTCGAATTTAATCCACACTCTAAAGTCGGTGTTGATTTTATAATCTACACCCGACACGGTTATTGTATCGGGTGTTATGTCACAAAGCAGATTCATTACTTTGTCGCCGGTTTAAGTGTCTTTTTGTAATGATTGTACTGCTTATGCTTTTTGCCTCTGTGATTGTTAATCGCATTTGCTTTGCCTTTATACATACTACCGAGCTTTGAGCCGAAAGCATTAACAGCCTTGATAACATCCTCGTAAGCATTAAGGCAGGTTGTAAGGTTTACGGTTTCGCCGAAAACCTTTTTAGCTGTACCGTCACCAAAAACCTCATCAAAAAAGTTAAAAACAGCCGTACACTGAGCACGGATAAGCTCTGACTGGCGTTTGCCTTCGGGATGTAAATCGTCCATTGCTTTTGCGACATTATCGTGAGCGTGCTCGTAACGCTCCATTGCAAGTGCATCGGCAACATCAATATCGGGTAAATTTACTCCGTTAATAACCATACTTATGCCACCTCCGTAGTTGCTGTAAATGTCTTTGTCGCTGTGTCAAAAGTACCCTCAACAGGATCTCCCTTAGCCAAAAAGTTACCGCTGCATCCCATTTCGCCGTCATCATTTGTAAAACTTGCAACCTCAACCGCAACACGGATTTTGCGTGCGTGATAAGTGGTTTTGTTACTCTCTCCACTCACCGGCTGGTCAAGGTCAACAATTACATAATCTGTTTCGGCGTCTGCTCCTACAAGCTGTTTTTCACCGATATTGATAATGTAATTGATTGCGTCCTGCTCACGGATCTGGTCAACCTCAAATGCCGTTGTCCAATCGTAACCGCTGATTGATTTTGTAGCAGACTTATCACAAACATATTTGCGACTCTTTGTCTGTGCGGCAGGTGACTCATCAAGAGTTTTTGCACCTACGCCCAAAAGCGAAAAATTCGGCGACTTGTTTGTGCCGCCGCAGTCAAGATAATTTGCCTGCATACGCCTCTGTCTAATTACTTCATTCATTATTTGTTACCTCCAATTTTAGTATATTTAAGCTGGCACTGTATTTGATAGCGTGCCGATTTTGTGTCATTGTCGATTGCATAACCCGATGACAGCACCTTAACAGATAAGGGGGTTAAACCCTCGGGCAATTTCGGCAGTTTGCCGTTTAAGTCCTGTTCTGCAATCCACTCTTGTAATCTTTCATAAAATTCAAGATTTGCCATATTGATTGATTCATCAGGACTGTAATTTTCACGGCTTGCAAAGATAAAGAGGTACTGGCATTTAGCAGAGCCGTCAATGTACTGCTTTAGTACAGTTTTGCACGGCACAACCTCAATGCTGTACTGTTCGGGGTCTTCGCCGAGATAGTCAACATTAAGGTCATTATCAACCTCTAATACATCGCAATCGGCAAACCACCTAAACAATGATTTAATGATTGATGTTTCCATTATTTTCCTCCGCTTTTTTCTTTGGCGGTCTTGATGATGTCATCAAGATGGTCTGCTTTCATACGCTCGAACCAAAACTTTCCTCTTAAACCGTCGCTCGCTGTACCTTGCTTACCTCTGCCTGCATTAAGGTAGTAGTTGGTGTGGGCATATACAATATCGTACATTACCTCACCACTACCTATCTTTGTGCCACGAATACCGCTCTTGATAAGATTGCCGGTTTTAAAAGGTACATATGGAGTAGAACGGCGAAGGACTTCGCTGTCCACAATTTTTTGAACCTTGCCACTCGGCTCAAGACCACGGTCTTTAAGCATAGTATCAGTAGTATTAAAAAGCAGTTTAATAATCATTTAACCACCAATTTAATGTGTTTTGAAAAGGCACTTGCCGACAGATTTTCGGTGACCTGCGTAATCTGCTGACCGCCTGCGTCAAGGATATCCTTAACAGTAATTACATCAAGGTCAACCAAGCCTTTTACAACATAATCTCCCTTTTTTAGGGAGTAGCAATTGTCACTTTCATCAAGCGGTAAAGACTTGTATGTTGACGGGTCAACATAGTGAGTAGTCTGCAAAACGCTGTTAGGGATACGGATTACATACTCATCAGATGCAGACACATTTTTGTCAGCAACAATAATCTGATCCCTACCGTGGTAATTAACTCCGTCCAAAACATTTGCAAACCAAAAGGTTTCACGACCCTGCTTTTTAGAGCAAAACACGGTAATGCGTGTGTTGTTTGTGAGCATTATCTCACCCCCTGATATAAAAGACCAGTACCGCTTAATTCCTGTTTGATAGCTTTGTACATTGCTCTTTTCTCACGGTCTGCAAGCTCATCGGCATTGTAATCCTTGTATGTAACGCTGTAACCGTCCGTGGATTCGGACTTAATACCTTGAGGGATATTTGCCACATCTTCACGGATTTCGGCAACCGCCTCAGCAGCGGCACAGACTGCATTCTTTACCTGCTCCGTCACTTCGGGAATTTTTCCCATAATAACATAGTTTAAAAAGCGTTCCGCCTTGCGTGCATAGCGGTTAAATTCTTCGGCGGCTAAAGTACCGCCGAAAGAATCCTTGTAATAAGCATAATCCGCATACATTTTTAAGATACCTTAATGTTACGGAAAACACCGCACTTTGTTGTGTTTTTGAGAGCAACAGCGGCAACCATTTCAACCTCAGCCTTTTTAACCGCACCGGGGGCAGTAAGGTCAGGCATATATGTTTTGACGATTGACGAACCGCTGAGGGAAACACCGTGAAAAGCATCAAGACCAAGCTGTACCGCATAAAGGTCGGTAAGACCTGTCACCTTTGAGCTTGATGCACCTGTTTCGTAAATCGGCACGCAAGGCACAGTCTTTGAACCGTCAAAGTAGTTACCCATATCGTAAAAAATGATACCGTCATAACCCTGAGCAGTTTTACCGAAAGCGTCCTCGGCTCTTGTGAGGTATCCTGCACGCTGAGCAACGCTCTTGAGTTTTGCGATAATCTTGCTGTTGCCGAGCAGGAAAGTAGGCTTGCCGTCAATACCGCCGATAAACTCATTGAGCATATCAATCATAAGCTGATAGTTGCTTGTAACAAGTGCAGAGGTTGAGAGGTCAACTACTGTCTTATCAGAGCCAGCGTTGTACTCTGTGCTTGTACCCTTGAGCAGAGTTGTAAGACCGTCAAAGTCAACCGATTTATTAGTCTTTGAGCCGTTGATGCAACAGTTCTGAAAATGGTTTCTTGTGGCAAGAGTTTTCTGTTCGAGCTGAAACGCAATTTCGTTTGTTGTTGCTTCCTGAATAACACGGTCAACCTCACTTGCACCGCCGAAGATTTTAAGATCAACGGTTTTCTTAACTTTCTTTGCTTCATTGGCTGTGTATTCGCTGTTAATTTCTCTGCCTGCCGCTGTTGACGGTGTCTGGAGCTGTAAATAACCGTATGTCATAGTAGAACCACCAACACCCGGTGAAACGCAATCATCAAATGTGAGTTCGTCCATAAACTGTGAGCCACGGCGAAGAGTATCAATAACCTCCTGTGTAACTTTGTCGGCTCTGCCAACGCTTGCTTCTGCTAATGTGATAGGCATTTTGTTTCCTCCTTATTTCTTGTAAAAATCTTCAACGGCGGATTTGATGTTAGAGCCTGATTTTGCTTTTGCTCCGCCTGTGGGTCCGCCGAGGTCAAGTTTCTTTTTTGGTTTTTCCTCTGACTTAAAGAGGAAAGGCTTTGACTGTTTCAGCTCTGCAAGCTGTTCGTCAAGTCCCGCGATACTGCCGTCCTCAGCCTGAGATACCTTTGACATATCAATGTTAGCCTTTACCGACACGAGGTCAGCCGCACCTGCGTTATTGATGGCAGATTCAACCGCCTGCTCAAACTTGTAGTCATTGAGCTTTTTGTCGCCGTCAAGCTGTGCCTGCTTAACCTTGTTCTGCCAATCGGGGTCATAACCTTCAAGATTAGCGTTTGCAGTTTCGAGCTTTTTTGACACATCGTCATACTTGTCCTTTTCGACATACTGACCGCCTGCAAGGTTGCCGAGCTTAACATCTGCCGCATTGTTTACCTTTTCTGCAAACTGTTCAAAGGTTAATGCCTCGTCACCAAACAGGGCTTTTAAAATTTCCATTAAGTCCATTTCTTTGCTCCTTTCAAATTATTAGCAATTGTGTGTACTCAAAAATTTGAGCAATATTAAAAGCCCCCGAAATTCGGGAGCTTATAACCATAATCGGTAAATTTAAGGGTAAAAGTAAAAGGGATGTTTCAAACACCCCTTTAATACCCTTTTAAATTCGTTTAATTTTGTTTTTATTCAATCAACTATGTAACTTTACCTTTTGGCAGTAAAAACCAATATAGTCAAATTTAAGCTAACTTTTGTTTCCAAAGCGGTACATAAGTACCTTTATAAAAATCTTCAAGATGATCATTAAAATAATCTCTTTCAATTTCATACTCTTCTGGAGACATATTCTCTCTCCAATATGGAGCTTCTTTCAATGTACCTGTAGCCCAATTATTACTCAATTTCAATCAATCCCTTCGTAAACTTTTTAAGCAATCCATCAACAATAATTTCTTCTCGTTTTCTTGTTCGTTCACCTGCCGTTATTATACCATTCTTATATTGCAAATTCAACTCCGAAATTTCATCAGGAAATAGTCTGTCAAATAGAGCGTAATTGGGAGCAGCTTGTGTTTTTTCAGCAACATATATGATACCGTCAATACGAACCGCAACAAACATTTCTATATTATCTGTTGTCAAAAGTGTTCTCATGTCGGTTTCAGAAAAATACCCATCAGTATTATGATTATGTACAAAAGCAAATTTCTGATTTGGATGTTCCTTGATAAATTTTCTAAATTCGTCAAATCCAACAGAAAAACTGTTTCCTTCCTCCGAATAAGCATATACTCCATTTGATAAATCAACCAGTATCATATGCTCTAAACCATTTTTTGAACCTAATTCAGCAACTTTTTTACTCGCAGAAGATAATCCATCAATTATAGCTTGATCATATCCATCAATATTAATACGAAAACTTGCTTTGCTATTAAACTTCAAAACCCTGCCTGTATTTCTAATAGCACTATTTGCCGCCGCACTAATCTTTTGCTTTTTATTTCTCCACACCGCTTTTTGAGCCGTACTTCTGCCAAATCCGTAAGCCTGAGAGCGTGAATTATCTTTGAGTAATCCCGTCTTATTACAAAAGCTATTCAGTTCTGACTCCTGCCGTTTCAACTTGCTTGAATAGTGACTGAAATTTTTTTCTAACTTTTGTAATAGCTGTTCATCGGAAAGATTATTCAAAGCCTCATCACAAGCGGCAAGTGTTCTTTTTGTTGCCCTGATTTTGCGTTCGTAGGCTCTTTGCTGTTGTTCTGCCTCGTATAGCGTGTGCATTGAGCCGTCAGGGTATTCAATTTTTTTAGCATTAAGTTCTTCAAGGTCTTTCTCCGAATACATTCGGGTACTGCCCTCAAAATACGGATACCAATCGTGGCGGCAGTTCCAGCCCTTAAAGCCGTCACCCGTGCCATAGCCGATATCAGACAAAGACAAGTAGCCTTTTTGACCGCTTAAACTCACAATTCGACCCTGCCAAGCGGCGTGGCTCGGTCTTGCTCCTGCGTGAGCGGTAATTTCCATAAGGTCACAGCCAAGCTCCTGTGCGTTTGCAAGGCATATCTGACCTGTGGTCTGTCCTATGCCTGTCATAACATTGCGGCGAACCGCAACATCAAGCCTGTCACGGTGTCCCGAGGGGTAGATTACAAACGCTCCGTCTTGAGCAACCTGTCTGATTGCGTCGGCAATTGCCTGTTGCGGAGTAAACGCACCGCTTGACGCTTTTAATTCGGCAAGACTGCAAGCATTGATAAAGCTCGTTTGCGATGACACAGCTGTGGTCAGAGTAAGATTGCTAAGATTGCCCTGCGTTTTCTTAAAACCTGCCTCAAGTAATTGCATTTGTACATCAGACACCTTGAGTGACTTTGGATTCATACCGTTCTGACGGTAAATTTCGTTATCATACTCCGTAGCGGTCACACCTGCATCTTCAAAAAGTTTTTTTAGTTCTGATTCTGTTTTGTCACTATACTTAGCGACACTTGACAGCACTTCAGAGTGAAGAATGCCGAGCTCCTGCATATGCTGTGCCTGCCATATGCCCGTGTCGGTCATTGTACCCGTTTTGGCAATTCTTCGGGCAATGTCACGGACGATTTGTTCTTCAAGTTGCGAGTAAAGATTGATGATATTATCGGCACAATGGGCAAGCTGTTCGGGGGTGAGCATTAAGTGCCACCGCCTTCATCAAAAAAACTTTGTACACCGCTTTCGGGTAACATTTCTGCCGCCTGTTTATCATCAACTCCATACCGCCATTTGAGGTAGTCGGTCTTTTTGCGGATACCGCTGTTGACCTCATTGAGCTGTATAGCCTGCTCTTTGTCCTTATCTTCAAGCACGCCGTCGCCCCAATTAAAGCTAACTTCGTACTCTCCGCTTGGAGCAAGATTACAGGCATCAGCCATAGCATTGCACGCATATATGTAGTCCTCAAGTACAGCCTCAAGCGAGTGCTGCATATCAGACACAGCTGTATAGCTACGCTGTTTTGATGCTTTGATTTCTTCCGCTGTCTTATCTACATTTTGTGGGTTTGACAATGTGCCGTAAGCAAGGGAGCAGTTAAACTCAATCTGTCTTTTTATTTCGTTTAGTCCATTTGAGTAGTTATCATCACGCAAAGTCGGGTTAAAAACTTCATAAAAAGACTTATCTTTGTTATCGTCTGCATCAATGTTAAATTTGCGAAACAATCTATCACGGGTTGACGGTGTTCCGAGCGTATCTTCGCCCGGTCGCTGTCGAAGAACTTCTTCGCCGGCATCAACTGCAAGCTCGCCGCCTTCAAACTCCCACAAATATCTGTCCCACTGCAAGTCAGCCTCATTAAGCAGCTTAATTGCTCGGCTGTAAACAGACACACCTAAGGGACTGCCACTTTCGATGTTATTAGCAAAAGGTACAGACCAAAAAGCAAATAAAGGACGGTCAACATCATTGATAACTATGTATGGGTCAATTCTCGACCACATATCGCTGTCAAGATTTTCAGGATTTATTTCCGCCCCGATGTTGTCGGGACTGGATGAAACAAAAAAGTGACTTTCGATTGTGTGTGATTTGTTTTCGTAGCTGTAAGTCTGCTTTTCAACTCTTGTGTAATAGTTCTTGCCTTTGACCTCTTGATTAAAAAACACGGCAGCGGTTATTATGCCGTTGCTGTAATTAAGAGGGATAAACTTGTCCTGCGTGATGCAATCGGGGAGGATTACACCATTACGAACATACGGTTTAAACATTATGCCGCCGACCGCACAACCTGCCTCAAGCCTTACTCTGAGCTGTTCAAGCAATCTTTCATACTGTTCTTGTAAATAATCCGCACGCTCTGAACCCGTTATTTCGCTCTCAAATTCAATCATAATTAACCGTGCAAATTCGGACGCTATCGTTGCACCGAGGTTAAGTGTCTTGTTGTGGCAATCTTTGCTCCAAGACGGCTCATCGGCATATATTTCAAGCCATACTTCCATAGCCTCTTCCATATTATCAAATTGATAATTGCTCGTAGCGTTTTCGGGGTCAAGTTTGTTTACAATACTCCTTAACCAACTTAAAAACACATATTTAGCACGCCTTTTCAACTGCTCACCTCCTTATTATTTGTATTTAAACTCACGCTTTAGGACTGTATAAGCAAAATAGCGTATATCGTCCATTGCGTGGTCATTTTCTTTTACCACTTTATCAACTTCGGCTTTTTCATCCCAGCGGTACATTCCGAACTCCTCTTGTGATGCCTTGCACTTAACGCCGATTTTAATTCTGCCGTCGGTCAGCATTTGGCTTGTAGTTCGGATACCGTTTATAACATCATTTTTCGCCGACTTAACAAAAAACTTGCCGTGTCTTTTGATCGTAGCTTTAAAGCTGGCGGCGGACGGGTCAATTATCACACGCTCTATATAGCGGTCACCTGCGAGCTTATCAAGCTCTGCGTAATGCTCTTCATCGGTGCGTTGATAGCCTTCCTTGCGACTATTGTAGTAATATTCGTCAACTCTAATAGCTTCGTTGTCGGTCACACACCAAAGTCCCATTGAGCAAGGGTTAATAGTTCCATAGTCCATTGATATGTACCATGTGCCTACAAGCTCATCGGGATTGCCATCCCACAACTTATCCTTAATATGGTCATTGTAATCTTGGTAAACAAGACCCTCGGCAATAACCCACTCACCAAGGATAAAGCGGCGGTAAAATGTGCCTTGGTAAAGGCTGTAATACCGCTGTTTTACCTTGTCTGATAATGATAGGTTATCGTCCATTAAAAATTTAAGTCGCAAAGCGTGCTTTTCAGGAGCCTTTAAAACCCACTCACGATAAAACCAATGGTTAGGGTTATCGGGGTTGCAATTGAACCAAAACCTTGCACCCTCAACAGAGCAACGGGCAAGAGCCTGCTCAACAAATGACCTCGGCATCAGAGCAACCTCATCGAAGAGGACGCCTGCAAGCGTAACGCCCTGAATTAAGTCCTGTGAGCTTTCGTCTTTACCGCCGAAAATGTAAAATGTGTTAGATTTGCCGTCTTTGCTGATTATCAGCAAGTTTTCCGACCGTTTATCCTTGATGTCATAGCGGTGTTTGAGCATATTGATGAGAGGCTTAATAACATTTCGCCTGCAAGAGCCTACGGTTTTGCCGCATATAGCAAAGTTACAGTCCGAGAACATCGCCATTGCCCAAAAGATAAAAGATATACTCATGCTTACAGTTTTTCCCGAACGAACAGATCCGTCTGCAATTATCGCATCATATTTATCCTTTATCCCGTCAACTTTCCACCAGCTAAGTACTTTTAGCTGCTTTCTCGAAAAAGGCTTAAATTTCATCTTTAAAAGCCTCCTTGCCTGCACCTTCGAGTGCCTCAATCAATCCGTCGTCAACGGTTTCTACTGTTTCGGGCTTGAAGTAATCCGCATACAGCTTAACAGCCCGTGTGTCGCCGTTCTGACATTTTTTAATCAGTGCCTGCCGAATTGCCGTCAGCTCATCATTTTCATATTTTGCAATTAAAGCATTTAACTTTTTGCGAAATTCCCTTGATTTTACAACTCCATAGGACAGAGCAAGTGATTTTAAATCTTCAACAATGTTAAATTCCTGCTTTGTGTTTGTATCCTTGAGCAATTGTTCAAGTTGTGACAGCCTATTCATTTTGCACCTTCTTTCTTTTTTGCATAAAAATAAACACCCGTTAAAAGGTGTTTAAAAGCATTTTAATGTATATAAAAACAGCGGTTTGTGGTGTTAATTTTAATGTCAGCCATATGAACTAATTACTGGAGGGATTATCCATGAACGAACAAACCGCTGTTTTTAACTTGGGTATAGCTTCGCCATCCGCAACCTGAGGTTATCGGTGACTTCGCCGTATGTCAGCCGTTGCATCGGGCGGAGACGAATCAATCCGCCGTCTGTTCGGGCATTTGTTCGGTAAACGATACTGTAAGCTCAGTCGGCTCACTTGCAAGGGTAATTTTGACCGTTGCTTTCTTGTATCGTTTCTGTACTTTCACAATTTTATCTTTATTCTCAGCCAAAAATCCGCTGACTGTTTCGTAACCGTCATCAGTGAATTTAAGCACCGAGGGAGTTTTCAAAAGTTCGCTCAAAGTCAAAATAAACTCTGATTCTGTGTCCGTAAGAGGGATAGGGCTTGTGCCACCTCCGAGCAATCTAATAATGTTCGGAATGCCCTTAAACACATAATATTTTGACCACTCGTAATCCATACGAACGAAAACATAGCCGTCAAAAAGTATATGCGGTTGGGTTATCCACTTGCCTTTTGAGCGTATCAGTTTGTTTTCAATCGGCACAATGGCATCATAACCACGATGTCGGAGCTGTTCCGCAACAGCATGTTCTTGTCCTGTGTTTACATACAAAACATACCACTTGATGTTCATCATCCTTGCTCCTTTGCTTTGAGCTTGTTGATTTCATCCATAAGCTCGTTGTAGAGCCGTGGGTTACTTTTCTTGATAGTGTCATAAAGCAGGCTCTGATTTTCCTCGAGGGCAAGACGCTTGTCTGACTTGACATCCGTGTCGGTCTTACGCTTGTATGTTACTGCTCTCGCAAGGGCAGTAGCCTGTCTTAAAAGGTCTTCGGCAGACACTTTATCGAATTGTCCTTCGTCAAGTTTTGATATGGCATCAAAAACCTTTTGTGATGCCATTCTCAAAATAGCCTCTGCAGGGTCAATTTCAGGATAACGCTCGGTTTCGGTGAGTATCATTCTGAAATTTTCCTGTGCGATTCGTAACTGCTGAGCGTTCGCCAAAAACCTTGATGCGTAACGGCTAACTGCTGCCTGTGACAGCTGTTCGCCGTTATCAGCAAGGTATGACACAATTTCACGATAGGTCTGTCCGCTGACAAGCATCTGATCTACGGTGTCCTTGAGGTCAGGAGGCAATTTGTCGATTTTTCCGCAAGCTCTGCGGTTGTTTCTGCCCATAGCTAAACCTCAATCGAGTTATCGGTAACAGAACCTTCGAGGAGCTTAATGCCCTTTGATGAGAGTTTTGCCTCAAGTTCTTCATACGGAACATCTGCGATGTCGGCAGGTTCTTTTGTTTTGATATGACGGAGCAAAATGTATTCCGACAAAAAGAGGTAATTAACCGATGACAAAAAGTCATGCTCCGAAACATTCCCGATTGCGTACTTAACATCGGACAGTTTTTCATAATTCACATGAAGTATGTTAATAGTTCTCAAAATCTGTCCGTTGTTCTGAACAAAGTTTCTTGCCTTGATTTTCTGCATATATGCCTCAGCATCGTTAGTCATTATTATTACCTCCTCTTAAAAGCTCCAAAATGAGCTTGTTTTGTGTCTTTATTTCGTCCTTAACTTCGTTGATAGAGTTGTAGTAATCTTTTTTGGTCAAACAGTTTTCCTTTATTTGCTCAACATCAGTTTGCAACTTACCGATAGATTTGTTGACATCGGTTTTAATATCTTTTAATTCATCTTTCGTAACATATGACAGCTGAATTTCTTTGATTTCCTTGTCGTGTCTATCCGCTTCGTTAATTGTCCTTTTAAGAAAAAAACTGATAATAGCAATAGCTCCCGAAATGATAAGACCGAAGAGCCACCAAGTGTCTGACGCAAAGTTCATAAAAACTACTCCAAAAAAATAAGGTATCATTAAGTCTGTAACTTAATAATACCTTATAAAACCGTACTCCCGTAGAGGAAGAATATCCTATTTTTTCTTCATTGTTATATATCATCAAAAATACTTAACTGACCGTCAAGATTACCGTTTGAGCATATGATTCTCACATACCTTTCAGACAAATCATACTCTCTTGCGAGCTGACTGCTGTTGTATCCATTGTACTTCGCCTTGATTTCAGCATTGCGTTCAAGTTTTTGTAACTCGCTGTATTTTTGGATATATATTGTATCTCCACCAAATGTTTGACAGAGTTTAATATAGCTTTCAATTCCTATTATCTCCGCTATATCCCTTTGAGTGCCTACCAAATCATCAAGATTTATTTTCACCAGCCTTCCTCCTTTGAGCACTGTCAATGTACTTTTTAAGTTTTTCAATCAAGGTTATGCCCTGATTATATGTCAGCCACCTAAAAGGCTGCTTTGATGTACAGTCAATTTTTAACTCTTTCTTTATAATACCGCAGAGTCTGTCGCCGAGTTTAGCTGTGGTAGGCTCGGTATCGTATTTTTCAAGCTGGTACATCAACTGCCACACTTTGCGTTTCTGACCGTCTGACATTTTTCCTCTGCCGCTGTCCTCGTATCTTTTCTTCTTATACGGTTTCGGCGGCTCTGTGAGGCTCTGCAATTTCAGCCTTTCGGCAAGTTCTGCGACAACTGTTCGGTATTCGTTTTCATCAAGAGTGCGTATGCTCTCCTTTTGAGTAAGGCGATAAACAATCGTGTGCAGCATATCGTTTTTGTTGCCCGATTCCAACACACCGAGCCGTGCAGCCATTGCGTATATTCTTTGTGTCTGCTGTGGCTTTAACAAATCAATCACCTCAGCTTAAAGATATCTTTGTGCTGTCCTCAACCACAAAACTGCTCTGTATCTTCATTAGGATATCGTCAATATGGCTTTCATCCATTCCGTTAACGGTGAGCAGATTTTTAAAATCCTGCCATACTGCCGCCTCCGAAATAAGGTAAGCATACTCTCTGGCATCATCTTCCGAGATGTTTGTAAACTTCAAAATGTTGTTTACATCCTTATCGTAGTTAATGCCCTTGCATTTCTTAACAAGCTGTTTGCGTTCGTCATCAGACACGCCGTTCATCTGTTCAATAACCTCTTTGACGGTGCATCTTACAAAATTGCCTTTCCACAAACCGATGAGCATTCTTTTTGCCGGAGCAGAGAGGGAGTATTCTGTCTTTTCCGTGACTGCATCTTTGTACGCTTTGCCAAAAATTGAGAGCAAAAATGAGTTGTATGTAATTTTGAGAGATTCCGAAGTTACCGCTGTAAGCTCTGATTCTGTGCCTTCGTAATGGATGCTTTTGTACTTTGTGTTTTCAAGATCTGCCGAACACTGCATAACAATTTCTGCCTCAAGTTTATCCTTGCGTGCCTTGAGCTTGCTCATATCTGCTTTAATGCCTGCAAGCTCATCAATCTGCTTTTTTAAATCAGTCATCTGTTTTATCCACCTTTGCAAGTAATTTTTCGGCACATTTGCGGCAGATGATAACATTATCTGCAATGATTACATTTTCAACTGTACCGCAAAAGCGACAACAGGGAGCGGACGGTTTAATTGTAACAGTGCCGTCTGTACTTGTTTCAATGTCAACAGCATTGCCCGGAAACAATCCTGCTTCGCCTCTTATCTGCTTTGGCAGAGTAATAGAGCCGTTTTTACAAATTCTCTTTGATGTTTTCATAATTGACCTCCTGTTCAATATATATTGCTTAACATTGCCTATCCTCACTCTGCATTTACACGGACTTGTGACCGTTCCCGTTGGCGGAAGTTGCATTAAGGTGAGCGGATTATCTCCGCTCATTAACCTCTTTTATTGCACATATAAAGCCTTCTAAAGTTCTATCTGCAAAAGTTTTGCCCATATTTTTTTCGAGTTTTTTTATAACATCAATTGTTAATGTCCCTATTTTTCCAAGAATATCGATAGCATTTCCTGTTACAACAGAGTCGGTTGTTTTGTCAGAATTTTCAACCGAAATTATTACTACCTTTTTTTCACAAACAGCGGTTTTGGCTTTTTTAGCAAACGAATCTATTATCGCACCACTCAATTCATTTCCGAATTCAACTGTGTAATCTTCCATTTTTATCCCTCCGAAATTTAATATAGTTCAATACTTTTGTTATTAGCAATAAAATGTTTTTTCATTTTCTCAAAGTTTGTCCAATATGGTAAATACACATCATAGCCAAACTTCTCTTTGAGTTCCTGCTTAGCTTTCTTGCTACGAGCTCCGTAAAGTTTGCAATCTTTTTCGGTAACTACCGACTGTCTCTTACAGCAACAAAATCTCCTGCGTTCTTCGCAGTCCTCCATAAGCCACTTGCCACGAAATTCATCGTTGATATAAACTACGATAGCATTTTGAAATCGTGATTTTTGAGTGAGGTTCAGAGATACTTTATATCCGTCAATTTTGAGATGTACATACGGACTCCATACAGAAGTAAGGGCTTCGTCAACCTTTTTCCACTCTTCTGCGGTCATTGTTACCCCTCCTTTTACTCTTTTTTACCTTTCGGCTTTCGCCACGGATCATCCAACCGACCCATACAAGCAGGAGCACCATAGGCACAAAGCAAATTTCTCCGCCTGCTGTAAAGCTCCTTGTACCCATTTGACCGAATGCGGCGGTCATTACTACTCCCGTGCTGAACCCTGCGGCGAGCAGTAACACGATTTTTCTTAACGACATTTAAAATCCCTCCGAATATTATTTAAAACACCTTGATACGCATAGCTTTTGCCATTGCTATTAAGCCCTCATAGGTGATGTTTCCGTTGTCAACGGCATTTCCAAAAACATTGCTTGCTCCTCTGATGCCCTGTTCAGACCTTGATACACCAAGCAAAAAGTTCACTGCTCGTTCGTCCGACTTAATCGCCGGGAACAGTAACTCAATGTCACTGCTCTTAATTGTCGAAGTGTGTCTTACTTCGGTAAGTTTTGTGCGATTGCGAATCTGAGCAAAGGCTTCTTTGCTTTTACCCGTGTTTGTGACAGTTTCGATGTTGCCTACAAGGCAGATGCCGAGTAACGGGTTGCTGTCAAAAAATGCTCTGATAGCCTCAATGGTCTTAATCGGCAGGTGCTGTGCCTCATCAATGATGAGCACCTTGCGTTCGCCTTCAAAGCTGTCTGCAAGCCTCAGCCACATTTCATCCTTTCGCCCTGATGCCGTGATTTTCTGTGTTCTGCAAAGTAGTTTTAAAAATGCACTTAAAGTTACTAAACAGGGGTTTACGGACACATAAATTGCTGTTGCAGGATAATCTTCGGCATACTTTTTGCACGCCATTGTTTTTCCTATGCCTGCATCGCCACACTCAATTGCAAGACCGCCCTTAAGATGACACAAGCGGATTGTATCATAAACCTCTGAGCTTATGCTTGTAGGCTTGTAGCTGTTAAGCACCTGAGCTGATTTGAGATTTTCTGCAGCGGCTTTGGTTTCAAATGTTTCAGTTAAAAACTTTTCAAAATCACTTAAATTACCGTTATAACGATTGTTCAAGTAGGTTGACAAAGTCGCTGCTGACTTTCCGAGAGCTTTTGCGGCTTTGGTTTGAGAGCCACATTCTTCAATAAAGTTCCTTAATTTCTCCTGTAATTCAGGGTTGGCTGACATTATTTATTCCTCCTTCTGTCGTTGTTCAAGATTTCTTATCATTTTTGCCTTATCTATCGTTACGATATTCGACTGACCAACTGCCATAGGCAACTGCTCTGCCGTTTCATCGGCACGGTGTACTGATATAACCTTCGGATTGATTTCTTCGGCATTTGCTTTGTTTTCCTCAGCGGTTGCAAGCACAAGATTGAGTGCTGTTTCTTTGCCAAATGCTGTAATCTGACTTGCCTTGAGTTCCTGTTTGGTGAGCTTTTCAAGGCTCTTAACTTTACGGAGTGCCTGAGCAACTGCATCTTTAGATGCTCCGTAGGCAAGGACTGCTTCATTGTCTGTTGGAGCGGTCATTATGTAGTTATCATCAAGGTCATATATTCTTACGGTTGATATATCTTCCGGGTCATATCGACAGTAAACCGATTCTCCAAAATGATTTAAAATAAGGTCATCATTGTAGTAATCAATTTTCTCGCATGCAACAGTAAGATGTACTCCACGCCTGCCGACTTTCTGACTTCTTGTGCTTCTCATTAACATTAAGTTAAGGTCAAGTTCTGCGGCGACTCGTTTTTCTTTAAGTTGTTCTCTGTAAACCTGCATTCGGCTTTTACCGCTGTCTGAGCTTACCGCTCCGCTATATGGTTTTTCATTCATATAGTAGGTTAAAATGTCCTCAACTGCCTGAGTGAATTCATAATCCGTGGGTATGTTGTCGGTGTCCTTGATTACCTTTTTAAGTCGTTCCGGTCGTTCGACTACATTACCGCCTGTATAAGTCGGAAACAGTCTTGAAAGTCGGTCTTTAACATCTCGAAATCGTCTTTCAATGATCTTTGCCTTCGCATTTCGTACGATAGCATTTGTCATTTTTATGCCGAGTCTTTCAAACACAGGAGGTGGAGCAAATTTATCTTTTGTACTCTTCTTTTGCCTGTGACCTAAACCACCTACGTCGAAGGTAAGAAACTCACGACCATTATCAACATAAATGTTCTGCGGTATGCCGTATTTTACAATACCTTTCCTCAAGGCAATCAGTGTAGCTTGCGATGACGGTGCGTCTGTTACATAACACCCGGTGAATATTCCGCTGCGAGCGTCAAAAAATGCTGTGAGATAAAGCCTGTGCAGGTTACCTTTTTCACCTTTTGTCTGTACGTCAAAAGTATGATTGTCGGCAATCCACCATTCATTACTTACCATATCTTCATAGGTACGTCTGATATACGGAGCACACCTGTCCCTAAAGGCTTTCATACCTTGCCGTCCCATAATTTCAACAGGCTTAGGTATTGCCGTTTGTACTTTCCTGTAAAACGATGCATAAGCAGGGAGAGGTAACAGCTGTGGAGCTTCTCGCTTAATCCACATTTCGGTGTATTCATAGCACGCCTGTATAGGGTGCTGTGCCTCATCAAGATAAAAACTTAAAAAGCATTGCCACACTTCTTCAGGAATTGACGATGTACCTTTTTTCCAACTTCCACGATTGTCAAGCAGTCCTGCAAGATCATCGGCTTTTAAAGCCTTTTTTTTCCGGTACAAAATTCCCTTCGATATGTTAAGGTCGGGATTAGCGACCTTTTGCAGTTGTACAAATTTTTCGGTTGCAGGTACTTTCTGTAACTTTGATGTTGCACAATACTCATCCCAAGCATTAAGTATCCTTATCCATTCGGCAATCTCTTCACGCTGTACCGCCGAAAATTCATCAAATTCCTTGTGGGGTCGCTCCGTCTTGCGTTCGGGGAGCAAATCCTCAGGAATTGCTATTGCGTGCGATTTGTAGTATTTAAGCTGTTCCGAGTGGGATAGTTCATTTAAAGGTATCAAATATTTTTTGCGGTTGTTTTGGTTTATTGTTTCATCACCCTGAAGACTTCCATTGTTTATGAGCATTTTTACATATCGTTCAGAGCAACCTTTTATCCCAGCAACTTCCTTTGCCGTTAGATAAATCAAAAAATCACATCCTTTTGACCTGCCATCATCAGAGCAGGGAGGTCATTTCCTGCTGACCGCCTTGCGGCGGTTTCGGCTTTAACTGAGTTGAGCGGCCGGATTGTTAATACCATTTCTCACTAAAATAGTATTAAGTTCTGAAAACTCATCCCAAGTAATTGCTTTCAGCTTATAAGCCATTTCGGCTTTTCCATATGTTTGGTATGTTAAGTTAAGAGAATGACTGTTCAAAGCGTATCTCGCTTCTCTGTGTAGTTTTTCTAAAATGTCACTCATAATTATCCTCCTTGATTTTTTTGATAGAATTATTGAAGCTAAATTCAACCTCTATATTCAGGACTATAAAAACGATGATATAACTCAAACTCTTCTACAAGTGAATTATCAATATACACTTTTGCTTTATGTTTGTAGATAACCACACTTGCAATTTCTCCGATATGGTAAAGTGCCAAATCCGGAAGATAATACTTTTTTCCGTTGATGTGCAAACCGTATCTTGATACCCTTTGTTTTAATACCGTAGGTTTTACTATACCTAATATTTTCGTCCGCTGATTTTTCACTTTGATATCAGCGGATTTTTTTAGTTTTACAACTTCGTCAGGTGATAATCCTGTTTCCTCGTATTCGCAAAGTTTTTGCAGTACTTCTCGTGTCTGACCTACCGACAATTCAGCCGGAATGAGATGTTTGCTTTCTTCTCCAACATAAACAGTAGTTTGACACAGCTTTTTTGTTAATCTGTCCATAAGTCCTCCTTGATGTGACATTCCTTATTTGTGTAGTGCGTACATTCTTCAACTGTGCAATCTCGTGGCTGTCCCGTATCAAGAATGTAATAACAAATCGAATAGCCTTTGTTGTTACTATGGTTTAATGGTCTGCGGTGTCCGCACCCTTTACAGCGAGGGTTCACTTTATTACACAAAATGCTCTCTCCATAAATTCTTTGGCAGCGGCATTTCTGCTTGCAAAGTAACTGCCGCTGTAAGGATCTCCGTCGCTGTCCAGCCACCACACAACCCACGGTTCAACTGCATTTGGATTGTGAGCCATTACAACACGATTGTTTATGTTTCCGATTATTTCATACCTGTTAATTGTTTTGCCTATCATAATCAATCTCCTTTTCTTGCAAAATTTATTTCCTTATCTACCAGTGTGTTTACTGATACCTTTAATGCTTTAGAAAGACCATATAAAATAGCGATGTTCATATTCTTTTGTCTTTGTCCCTGTTCAATAAGATTGTAGTAACTCTCAGATATTCCCATACTTTTAGATATATCTAATTGAGTTAGCCCCTTTTTATTTCTCAAATCAATGAGATAAACACGCTTTTTCATTTAATCACCGTCCTTAACTTTGCATATTGTCAAGTTTCAAGTATATAATACGCCTTTATTTACTATTTGTCAAGTTTTTTCTTGACATTTTGCAAAGTTTAATTTACTTTACTAATAGTAAAGTTTATAATAATAACAATAGGGGCTGAGCTTATGACTAAACTAAAAGAATTACGAAAAGAACACAAATTATCAATGAAAGAATTAGGAAAAATTCTCGGTCTTTCTGAAAGTACCATTTCTCTTTATGAGGCAGGAAAAAGAGAACCGGATATAAAAACACTTATAAAAATGGCTGATTATTTTAAAGTGAGTGTTGATGTCCTAATTGGCAGAAATGAAACAAACGAAGATGACATACTTGATACCGAACACGGAGAAGGGACTCTTGACGGTCATAGTTTATGTATGTTTAATTTTGAAAAGATGTGTAAAGAACTGGATGAACATAGCTTAGACATAATTCATTCTGTTTTATATGCTTTAAGAAGGATTCAATATAATGATGCCTTGTTTGCTAAAGATAAACAGTATGTATTTACTGCGGTAACTGAGCTTATAGGAAGAATTGAAAGATATGTTGATGATTTCCGCACAGCAATGGATTCCAAAATGATATTTGATTATAGTTACCATAATAAGAGGTTTATTAACGGTGAAGTTGCCGTGTTAAAAAGAGTTGTGAGCCTTATTACACCTGAGCAAAAGCCGATTGTTGAAGGTACAATTGTAATTCCCTTTTATGAAACTCCGGTTTCAGCAGGCACTGGTTCATGGCTTGGTGATGATATTGTAGCCGAATGGCTTACTGTCCCACGAAATGATCTGACCACTTCGGCTGATTTTGCGTTAAAAATATCAGGTGATAGTATGCAACCGAAGTTTTCAAACGGTGAAACTGTGCTTGTAAAACAAACATCAAGTGTATTTGAAGGTGAAATCGGGGTTTTCGTACTTAACGGTGAATCGTATATTAAAAAATTAGGAAAAAAGGAGCTTGTTTCACTTAATCCAGCCTATAAGCCTATACCTTTACACGGATTTGATGATGTTCGTTGTGTAGGTAAGGTGCTTGGTGCACTTAATATGTAAAAATATTCATTTAATTGTATTTTTTTACATAACTCAACTTGTCTGATTTTTTCAACATTAAAAAGGTCAATATGTTAAAAGTATAGATTTCATCGGAATAGGAAGTCACTTCCCTTTAAAATTAAAATACTTCCTATTGTTTAAATGTTTTAATCGTATAGATAAAAGTATATTAAAATCCTATTTATGCCGATTTAAAGCCCTTTTAAACACTTTTAAAAGGTTATTTTTAAAAAATTAAAGCCGAGCAGATTCACAATTTTTTCGTGATTTGCTCGGCTTTTTCGTTTTCGCACTAAATAAAAAAACAAGCTGTTTTTTCAAAGTGTAATTTCTTTTTACACCTAAAAAACGGCTTGTTTTCTACATTTTCAGATTTTTAACTTTTTTTAACGGCTTTTTACGGTTTTTCCTATTCTCTCCGAAAACTTACAGTGTTTAAAGCACAGGTATTCTCAGCGTTATCGCTCTGTTGGGCAAATGCCGTAAAGGTGGGTACTATAACAAATAAAATGGTTAACAGCGGTCAAATTGACCTTATAGATGCGAAACACTTTTTGCTATTGATTGATGAGTCGCACAGAACAATTAACCGTAAAAATCCTCAAGCTGTTGAACAGGTGCTTAACTATGTACGACAGGGCAGAAAATTTTACGCTGGGCTTGGATTTGCCTCTCAGGACATAAACGACTTTATTCCAGCAGGAGTTAATGCTGACTCTCAGCAAATGATAAATACACTCTTTGCACAGTGTCAGTATAAATTCCTTCTTAAACAAGATAGTAAAGCATTGCCGAGCATAGACAGTGCTTTCGGCGGAAGTCTCACACAATCTGAACTTGCTATGATTCCGACTCTAAATCGAGGCGAAGTTATACTGAATATTTCAGGTGATAAAAATGTTGCGTTTAAAGTTGAGGCAAGCGACGATGAACTGGCTGTGTTTGGCGGTGGTACATAATAGGAGGATGTTATGGATGACTATAATGATGCGGAACAATTAGCAGGTGTTGGTGGTTCTGCTTTAAGAGGTGCCGGGAAAATAGCAAATGCGGCAACAAGACGATTGCGGGAAAAGGCTATTAAAAAGGCGAAAAAGGAAAGTGCCGCTGCAATCAGAAAAGTTGCACATTTGGTTAAAATGGTTATAGCAGGTCTTATATCAATTTTAGGTCCTATCGGAATTATTGTGCTGAGTTTCGTAGTCATCATTTTTATGGCGTTTGGTGCGACAGCCGGAAGCAGTTCGAGTGCAAACGGAGTTTCTGTAGGCGGATCATCTCAATTTGTTCCACGATTAACCGCACCATCCACAAGCAGCAGATACTATTACAGTACAGATAATCCGTTTTATCCGGCATACGGTATGCCAAACTGTACGGCATATGCCTTCGGTAGAATTTACGAACTTAACGGTTCAAGACCTAACCTATGCACAGGTAATGCAGAAATGTGGTATGACTATAACAAAAGCCATAACTATTACCCATACGGAAGCACGCCAAAACTTGGTGCTGTTGCAGTTTGGGTTCATCCGGGCGGAGGTCATGTTGCGGTTGTCGAAAAAATTGAAAACAATACAGTTACATATTCTAACTCAGCGTATAACGGTACTAATTTTTATCTTAGTACTGCACCATTATCCGATCCGGGCAATGTTGGAGCAACTGATTGGACTTTACAGGGATATATATACGCATATACACCGCCTATCAGCAATACAAGTTCCGGAATTGTTAATAATCTTTCTGCACCTCAGTTTGAAAGACAATTTGCCACATTTTTTGAAGCTAAGGGATTTAATAAGGCAATGATTTGTGGAATGCTCGGTAATATTTTTAGGGAAACCAGCTATTTGCCTTCAAACTATTTTGCGGGCTATGTGCCTGATGCGTTTGGAGCAGTCGGAAATTCCGGTGGCATATGCATGTGGTACGGAGATAACTGTACAAGATTTAAGCGAGACTGTCCGAATTGGGGAGTTGATGTAACTGCTCAGTTTGAGTATCTATATCAAACACTAATTAAAGACGGACAGGGAAGTTACAATGACAAATATTACTATTGGTGTACAGGATGTTTGTCAAGAATGCAAGCTGTTCCAAACACGAAAGACGGAGCTAGACAGGCGGCACGGATATTTCACGATTATTACGAACGGTCGGCAACCGGATCAGCAGACAGAATGGAATTTGCCGCAACGACTTGGGATAATTTAAGCTGAGTTATTTTTTAAGGAGCCAAAAATGAAAGAACGAATCAGAGAAAATATTACAAATCCGATTATAGTTATATTGCTGATAGCTTTTGCTGTCAGCGGTGTAATTATATATGGCATATCAAGTAATATGGCAGAGCAAAAATCTGAGATTGTCAATAGCCTTGATATATCAAGCGTATCAAGAGATAAAGACGGCAAACTTATTGTCAAACTGACCGATTATGAAGCAAGTCAGGATGAAGCCTATAAAAAGGCGGAAATGACTTTGCAAAAAGCGGCAAACGGCGAAACAGAGAATACAGATAAGATTAAGAACTATTTTGAATCAAGATATAACTATGAAGGTAAAGAAAAAGATAATCTTGATTCAATAGTGAAATCCATTGAAAAGGATTGTTCTTCTGATTTCCTTGATAACATTAGATCTGATATTGAAAAATCAAATAGCGATGGAAGTAAATGCGAAATAAAGCGTATTTATGTTACCGGAACGGATATTAAGGAGTTGAATGCTTACTCGACCAATATCTATTACATTTTTGATGTACAAATCAATGACACAGAAAGCTTGTATAAAATTACAATGGTAGTGTCAGGCGGTACTTGGGTGATAGATAAAGCAGAGAAAATATCCGATTTGGAGGATTGATTATGAGAGAAAGATTTGAAAAATTGCACGATATTCTGTACGCACATTATAACGGTGTTTTGATTACATTATTAGCTTGTGTTATGGTAATTGGCACGGCAATTGTAATCACTATACAGCCTATGCAAACATTAATATCCTGTCAAAACATCATAAATGAAGTTGGAGAGGATAAAGTTGCCGGTTATCAAAAATCAACAGGTCCTTCTGATTTATTTGATAATCAAAAAGAAACGACCTATAAGGACACAAATGAGTATAAAGAAAAACAGTCTGAAATTGATTGGATGAACAAAAGAATAAGTGAAATTGATAACCACCTTATGACAACACTTACTCGTGCAGTTTCTGATTTTGCAGACGCATATACAAGCTATTCTCTTGTACAGAATCCGGCTAACAAGGAAGCACTAAGTCAATATACTACCGATGATTTTTATAAAGATTTATGCGACAGAAAAGTAAAAAAAGATAATTACTTAGCTTATAATTGTTGGTTTGCTGATTTTGACAAAGACACGGTACATATATTTTGCGAGACAAGAGACGGTTTGAGCTATACGGTATCTCTCGTCGAAACAGATACAACCGGTTGGAGAGTTAACGGGTTTGACATTTTAGACAAAGATTAAGGAGAAAAAATATGTTTAAAAACTTATTTAAGAATACGGTTGAAAATTCTTTCGTAAAAAATGAAAATCATACATTTGAGAGCGAAAATGACATCGAAAAATACAATAACAGAGGTCATTATAACAACAATTACAAAAGCAATCGGCAAAATCAAAACCCCGAAAAAGATAATAAAAACTGTTATGACGGCGTTGATGAGAGTAACAACGGTGGAAAGAAGGTTAAAAAAGAGCCGTATTATCTCAAAATGTATATCAACAACATTAACTACAGCAAAGAAGCAAAAGCTGTTATGAATCCTGTGTTAGTTGAAGTTCTGTACAGGGTTGAGCCGACAACAGAGGACGGCAAAGGTCAGATTATTGACTTAAACGATAATGTAAAAAGCGAAATTGCCCAAAGCCTCAGAATCTCTGTAAGACAGGTCAAAGAACAGATTAGTAATTTAGTTGAAAGCGGTATTCTGCTATACAGTCAGAAGCAGATATATAAGCTTAATTATCGCTATTTTGCTAAGGGGTATTTTTATCGTTGGCGGAGGTATGATGAGTAATGCTTGTTGAGGTTACCGACGGCAGACGAACCACATATAGGTATCGTCATAAGCTTTCGTATTTCGGCTTGAAACCAAAAGGCAGAAAATGGACTCTTACTACATCCGATAATGATATAGTTGACTATATTAACTCGTTTTGCCACAGAAAGCACCTTACAGTTAATATTATTGAAAACAAATATATACGCAGCAGTAAGTACAGAAGTGTATATTTTCACGCTTATCCAAGTGATACAGGAGTATATCGCTGTGTGTACTGCGGTAAAAGAATGAGTAAAGATAAAATAACTGTTGATCATGTTATTCCGATTCAAAAGGTCCAACAATCTGACTTTTATAAAAATCTTTTGGTCACTTGCGGAATAGATAGCGTTAATGATCCAAAAAATCTTGCTCCAGCCTGCGAAAAATGCAATAAGAAAAAAGCGGGTTCATTTTCGCTTAAATACTATTTTCTTGCCAAATCCGGAAAACAACCACACGGAATTGCTTTCAGAAGATTTATAAAATTTATATGTGTATTGTGCATCACATTTGATGTACTGTGGATAATTTTTTTAATACTAATGAAAATACAAATACTTTCCTAAAAGGGGGAATTGATTTGTCAGAAGCTAATACTATGAAAAAAGCTATAAAAGGAAATACAGCGATTATAGGAATGCTTGCAGTAATTGTTTTTGGATATGCTTTTTTCTTTCTTTCACCTCGCATTTTTCTGCCGAGTGAAGATAGTTTGCTTTATACCAACCTAAGGACACCGGTAGTAATAAATTCAGATCATAGTGTAACAATCGAAAACTGGATTTATTCTCAAAAAGAGAAGCAAATGCAGATAATATTAAGCTTTGATAATACAGCAATTGACGCATCGGAAGAATATATCTTTCAAGCTGTATCAAGAAATGTTGTAAAAGAAAGTAAAGAAGTTGAATATGAAGTTACATATCAATCAAGCAGTTTTGTTAATGTTATGCTGTACAATATTCCTGATGACTTTAATGAGCTTGCACTTAATGTAGGTTATGTTGCAGATGACGATATTCTTACCGATGAGTCTGCCAAAAAAGGTGAAAACAAAAATGCGGCTTATACTACAGTTTACACTAATAAATATAAGGTCGAAAATGCAGATAAAATTGAGCCGTTATCTGTTGTAGAAATGTACATAAACAAGCTTAATGATGAAATAGACGGTTATGAAAGCGATATTGAAAATCTCACCCAAAAAATTTCAGATGCAGAAGAATCCCAAAAGGAAATTCTAACAAAGGTTGATCAGCTTAATAAGGACAAAGAGTATATGACTGTCAACGAAGTAAAAAAGATTGACGAACAAATTTCTGCATACGAAACAAGCTACAAAAGTTATACGGATAAAATATCCGGATATGAGGAGTCTATTGATGAAAAGAATGACGATATTTCTACAGCCAAGGCTAAAATCAAAGAACTCGAAAATATTATCAAAGAGAAAGGAAGTAGCAAGTAATGAAAATATGCTATATAGGAACACATGATGAGTCAAGCAGGGCACTTGAAGAGTTTTGTAAAAGATATGATTGTACTTTTGAATATGATGAAAGTGCAGAATCTTCTGAAAGTCTTGTGTCGGCATTAAAGAGTGCGTTCAAATACAATCTTATAGTTGTTAATCTCGATTGTTTGCATAACAAAAAAATTGATGACGACTTTCTTTATGATTGCTTTGAGCAGTATAAAAAAGTTAAATCGGAACTAATACTATATAGAAATATACCACCAAAATTCAAAGACATAGGCTATCCAATAATTTCCGATGTGAATGCCGACAGAAAAAGTCTTGAAAAGTGGTTTGCGGCATACGGATTTAAACTTCTTCCTAAAAAAGCGGAAGAAAACCTATTTTCATCCTTAATAACAAGTGATACTCCTAATCAAAAGGTATCAAATAATTTTTTTGACGATATAAAAATCATAAAGGAAGAAGATGAAAACGCACAAACAGTAAAACAGAATAAACAAACTGATTCTTCAACAATAAATCGCAGTAAGCCTCAGACACTTGAATCTCTTGTCTTGCCTGATTTTAAAAAAGCAGAAACAAAATCAGATGATAAGGCAAATAAACCTCGTGTGATGAGCATTGAAGAAAAAGAGAAAAGTGTAGAGAAGATTGAACGGTTTAAAAAGTCCGATATATCAAAAGATTCTAAAAAAACTTCTGAAGAAAAAAGTGAGGAAAAAGTTAAAACTAAGCCTGTAACACTTTCAGACTCATTAGATTCTATTGATCAGATATTTGGAAAAATGCCTGTTCAGCTAGAAAATATAAAGAAATTAAATGATGATACTACACAGGAAAAGCCAATATCTAACTCTCAGGATAAACAGCAGAGGGTTGAAAATATTCAACCTACTACGCTTACAATGAATACAGAACCTATTGAAAATACTTCTTTCCCTCAGAAACAGAACTCTGAATTTGCTACATACACTCAAGTCAAACCAGAGTCTTTCGATAATAAAAAGGATTTTGATATTCCTATTCAAAAACGAACGATTGGTGTTATCGGTTCACTTGATAGAATTGGAACCACAACGCAAGCAATACAGATTACAAGATTTTTAAGTAATATTGGACAAAGTGTATGTTATGTTCAAGATAACAACAGCAATTTTCTTGACATGTTGATAAAATATTATTATGATGTAAATGTAGATACAGGAAGTGAATGTATACTGTATGATGGCTTGTATCTTAATAGGAAGAAAAATCTTGTTTATGACAAAGAATATGAAGTAGAGGTGTATGATTATGGATGCCCTGTAAATATACCGTCGGATTTTTTTGAAAAGAATATCCGTATTGTTGTATGTGGGGGATCCCCTGATGAAATTGACAGGCTTACTGCAATGATTTCTCAATTATATTCAGATGATAAGATATACTATGTATTCTCATTTGTTGCCAATCATGACAAACAAAATGTGCTTGATATAATGAGCGAAAGAAAATCTAAGTGCTATTTTGCTCCTTATTCACCTGATTGCTTTGCTCAAATATCTGATGAGAATGCCGATATGTATTATGATATACTCGGAATAGAGAAACCCAAGAAAAAGAAGGGCTTGTTTAGAAGGGGAAACAAAGATGCCAAAGTATAATAATAATGCCGGATTCAAAGGATACGATAATAAAGATAATTCTGATAAAAGAACTAAGGTGTCTCCAAAGATGATTTTAGTAATCGGTGTCGGTGCCTTTATTGTCGTGTTCATTGTAATAATTCTTATTATATCAATGAGTGGTAATCCTGACTATGATATTAAACAATCAACAACACAGACAACAACTGAAGAAAGCCTTAATTATGATGATGTTTTTGGGCATGATGAAGATGAGGATGACACATCGGAATCAGAACTTGATAATTTATATGTAGGAACAATGTCGCCTGTGCCGCAAATGACAAATTCGGATTCAAACAAAAATTCTTCCAAAAGCAGTTCACCATCATCTTCCTCAGAAAAAGATGAGAAAAACAGCAATTCATCTAAGTCATCAAAATCTACGAAAAGCAGTTCTTCAAATGCAAGCTCGAATAATGCTCAGTCACATTATAATGACGGAAATAATTACAGCAATAACAGTAATAACAACAATTCGGGCAATAATGTCACATACTCAAGTAATATAAGCAACAAGAGTAGCAGTCAGAGTCATTATGAATACAAAGATAAAACCGTATCGGTCACAAGTGTAAGCATTTCCCGCAGCAGTATATCGCTGACTGTGGGGGAGAGTGCTAATCTTAGTGCAAGTGCATACCCCGGTAATGCGACAGATAAAAGCATTACTTGGTCAAGCACTAACAACTCTATAGCCTCTGTCAGTAATGGCAGAGTTAGTGCAAAGTCTGCCGGTACTTGCACAATTGCAGCAGGCACAAATAACGGTGTTAAAGCTTATTGTACGGTTACAGTCAAGAATAAAGCTGTGACACCAACTCCTGTCGATAATTGCAGACTTAATGTAACTTCAACAACACTTTATAAAAAGCAACAAAGTACAATACGCTTGGAAGGAGCTAAAAAATGCAGTTGGGAGATTAGTAATCCTTATGTTGTAACGGTTGTGAAAGAATCAAGAAATTATATTATAGTTAAGGCAAAAAAGACAGGACTCACAAATGTTGTAGCAACATATAATGGAAAAACTTACAAATGTAAGGTAGAAGTAAAGTAAAAAGGAGAATTTATATGTATGGTTTAATTATATTATTGGCAATATTAGCATTGGTGATAGCTGTTGTATCAACTAATATCCGCATTGTTCCTCAAACTGAGGCATGGGTAATTGAAAGACTTGGAAGTTATCAGACAACTTGGCAGGCAGGACTACACATTAAGATTCCTTTCATTGACAGGATTGTCATAAGGGCAAACCTTAAAGAAAAAGTTTTCGATTTTCCTCCTCAGCCGGTAATCACAAAAGATAATGTAACGATTATGATTGATACAGTAGTATATTCACAGGTTACAGACGCTAAGCTTTATGCTTATGGTACAGACAATCCTACAAGAGCAATCGAAAATCTTACAGCGACAACTTTGCGTAATATAATAGGTGATATGGAGCTTGACAGTACACTCACTTCAAGAGATGAAATTAACAAAAAGATGTGTCTTATACTTGATGAGGCTACTGATCCTTGGGGAATTAAGGTAATTCGTGTTGAAGTCAAGTCTATTGATCCGCCAAAAGAAATCAAAGATGCTATGGAAAGACAAATGAAAGCAGAGCGTGACCGCCGTGCAAAGATTATCGAAGCTGAGGGTAATAAGGAAAGTGCAATTAAGATAGCCGAAGGTAATAAGACGGCAAGAATACTTAATGCTCAAGCTGATAAAGAAGCTATAGTTCTTGCCGCCGAAGCGGAAAAAGAACGACTTATAAAAGAAGCCGAAGGTAAGGCTCAGGCTTTACTTAGAACTCAGGAAGCCGAAGGTAAGGCTCTTGAAATATTAACGAACGCAAATCCATCTGATAAGATACTTACTTTGAAGGGCTATGAAGCACTCGTTCGTGTAGCTGACGGAAATGCAACCAAGTTAATAATTCCTACGGAACTTTCTAATGTTACAAGTCTTGTTTCTGCTATTACTGAGAGTGCAGAAACTGCAAAAAAGAAAGCCACTAAAAAGCCTATTATCAAGGAAAATCCTCAGAAATCATTGTTTGATGATGTAGAGGCAGATGTAAAGGCGATTAGTTCAGAGAAATAATTTCCGAAAGGGGAAAAGCACAATGAAAAAAACACTCACAATTTTAATCGCACTTACTATGCTCTTATCTGTTTCTGCCTGTGGCAACAGCGAGTCACAACAGCCGACTGATTCGACAATCAGTTCATCACAAGTGTCGCAGACAGAAGGCAGTTCGGAAACTGTTGCACAATCATCAAACACAAAGTTATCGGGCACTTATAAAGTTCCACTTAGAAATATATATGTGGATATACCGAACTACAAGGAACTTGAAAAAGCATACACAGAATTGTTTATTGTTCATGATTCAAGATATGTTACATTTACATCTGCAAGACTAAGTAAGGCGGATTCTGCAAAAGATGCGCACAATGTTGCTTTTAAAGAAATGATTCCAAATATGCAGAATTATGCAGGCGGAATTAACGATATAACAATTACCAAAGACGAAGAGACCACAATCAACGGAATAGATATGTATTTGTTCGAGGGTACTATTAACTACGGAACAGATACAAAGTTTGACGGATATGCAAAAGGCTGCGCATTCGTTCTTGATGGGATTCCGTGCGAGATTGTCGGTTCGGTAATTGATAAGTCACAAAGTCAGGAACTTATTGCTGAAATCAGTGAGATTGTAGATGAAATGACACAAACAGTTCGTTCAGAAGAGTAAGGAAGTTTTCGTATGAGAAATATTGACAATCAAAATAAATTAGATCGAGATGTCAACGAGTGTAACGAATATAACGAGAAATACGGCAAACATCTAAGTTACGGATACTATACAGCTTATAAGGCAAATCGTTGGTTAGAACAGGAATGGCTTGATATTCTTTCGCAACGAAGAAGAAAACAAATTAAAGAAAGCATGAAATAATATGCAGGGCTATCATTTCGCAATTGAGATTGTGAGATGATAGCCTTTTTGTATTTGAGAGCAACAAAATCAATAATTACAATTCTGCAAAATTGATATAATATAATTGTGAATAGTAATATTTACAAGAAGTGCTTGTTTAAATTATGTAATTGAAAGGAAAAAGAAAAATATGAAAATGCATAAACTAAAAACTGAAAGGCAATACTGCGATAATATCCTGTATGAAGTAAAAAGTTTTGAAATTCGGAAAAACGATGAAAATTTTGAGGTGGGGGATAAGATTATATATATCCCCGTTGTTAACGGTATTGAAGTAGAACATAAAATCAGCAACGCTATTTTTGAAATCACATATTTACTTAAAGAGATTGAAGGTCTGAAAGACGGATATGTGGCATTTACCGTTAGAAGATATTAATAGAAGATATTAAACTAGGAGCCAAAATGCATAAAAAGAAGAAATCTGTCGGTGATAATAAGAAAAGCATAATTGCAGTATTATTTATTGGTGCAGGATGTGCATTAGCAGCGGCAATTGCTTGTTCGTTTTTTTTGTCCAATTTATCCAATAATAATGGAGAGTCGGAATTTGAAAAAGCCAGAAGTATTACTGCAACAACATCATCAGTTCCGAGTAGTTCCGATGATAATTCCGATAATGTAAAATCTTCATCAGATAATCAAAAATCAAAGAGTACTGATAATTATGTTAATGACAATGATAGCAGTAAAATGACCGTTGATTCTCAAAAGCTGTATGAAGATAGTGTTGCATACAACCGAAAATTGAAATCAAATCAGAGCAACTTACTGACAAATGAGGAGTCATACACATATTCAGCGTTAAAGTTAACTGATTATGGTATTACAAACGGCGTGTATGCTTACATAACTGCTGATTCAATTGGTCTTAATGTTCCTGTATACCTTGGTGCAAACAATAGTAATATGGCATATGGTGCGGCTCATCTATGCTATACTTCGTTGCCAACCGGCGGAAAGGATTCTAATGTGGTTTTGTCGGGACATACAGGATATATCGGCAGATGGATTTTTGACAGCATTCCTTCGCTTAAAACAGGAGATACGGTAACTGTAAAAAACTACTGGGGCGATGTAAAATACAAAGTTGTCAGTAAAGTCACAAGATCTCCAAATGATGGACAAGATATGTACATAGATAAAGGAAAAGATAAATTAACATTAATAACCTGCGTATCGGATGGTAAAGGTGGATTTAATCGGTGCGTAGTAATTTGTGAAAGGTAAAAAACGAGGTTAAATATGAATAATAATGATTATACAGTAGTACCGCTAAAAAAAGCGGTAGTAAATAAATATATTAATTTTGCAAAAAAACAATATGACGAAGATAATATCAAAAATCAGAAATTCATTAAGAATTTTAAATGGAAACTACTGGCGGTTCTGCTTTCAATTTTTCCTATGTCCTGCCTATCGGCAGCGGTAATTATGATGTTAATATGGAGTAATGACCTTGCATCACTTATTGCATTATCAGTACTTGCAATAACTATAGTAAGTGTTGGAATATATTTGATTTCAAATGAGTTGTTATCATTACTGAAACGAAAAAAAGAAATTATAGCTAATAACAATAGTTTCTCAGATTATTATGAGAATGAAGAGTGGATTAGTGATGAAGTGGGTATTGACGAGTATGTTAACATTCACCGAATAATCCAGTTGAGTCTGATGACAGACAACAGAGTTAAAAACAGAAACTTTGAACAGTTGATATTTGAAAAAATGGTAGGAAATCAAGCTGTTTTTAGATTGTATTACAGTTCTGAGGACCAACATAAATATAACTATCTTTATATGTTAGAATCAGAAGTTCGGGATGATGTAGAAAAGGTAGAAATAGATCTCAATCGTAACAGAATAAGAATTCCTTGCAGAAATGACAGTTATTTAAAGGGAATCAATATAACAAAGAAAGAAATTTTTCAAACTGCATAGAAACACAAAAGCGGGTATGTGATTAAGACACATACCCGCTTTTAGTGAGAAAAGTATTAAGAAAAAAGTTTATTAAATTGTCAGTATTAAAGAAGCATGCATCATAATACGAGCAACTCGTATTAATTTAGATTTGAACTCGTTTATTTCTAAATGAGCTACCCGTATATATGTGCATTGCTAAGTTAAATGCTTTATTATATTATATCACTAATATGTTGTAATGTCAATTAGAATATGAATAAATTGAATAATTGAAGAATTGTCAGGTAGGAGAGAGTGCTATTTATTCAGTATTTGTATATGCACATAATCCTAATTTCACGCAGGGGGGAATATACACATATGGGTATAAGCCTAAAAGTCGCTATAAATTGTCAGTTTTTGATTTTATGGTTGTTCGTCAGACTATTCCTCGCTTTTTCATTCAGAAGATTTTGCTTATCCTTGTTCAAATAAACTGCATATCGCTAAGACTCTTAATGTCGTATAACTTAAATAGTCACAATTTAAAAGGTATATACCTTTTTGTGGCGATGTTATCTTTACTTATTCAATACTTATTCAATAAACACTCAAAATGTAAAATTGCAAATTCCTGTATCAATAAATGATTTTAAACATTTGAATATTTAATTCAATATTTATTCGGACATTCTTCAATAATTAAACTCCTATATTTGTTTGGATGGTACCATACGGTACCGTCTAACGAATTATAAATATAAATGTTTGATTATAACAAATTGACCTTCATTATTCATTTGAATGTTCATAATATTCAAATGTGCCTTGACATTATAAAAAACTACTGATATAATGTAATTACTGAAATGTGATATTTGATGATACCAAATTTCATTGACTTTTTAAAAGTAGTTAGGTCAGAAAGTTCAAATCTTCTGAAGTATAAAAATTGACAGGATAAATTCTCATATACTTCTTCCCTCTCGGAGGAGTGCAGAGACTATTATTAACACCTGCGTGAAATCTATGTTTTGTGAAGTAATAAACCCAAAAACATCTATTTGAGAAAGGAAAATAATTATGACTACAAAAGATGAGATTATTAAACATGATATTAAAAAGGAGTAAGGAATTATGGCAAATTTCACACTGCGACCAATGACTGTTTCCGAACGCAAGTACAGTTATGTACAAAGCCCTCAAATTCAAGGGCAGACCGGCAATATCGGTTATTTACGTGGTGATTTCGGCTCTAACGGCAACTGGTTTTACACCACTTGGTTTGATACCCGTTCACAATGGAAAAGTGATGAGTTTAAGCAAGACTTGGACGATGTAATCAACGCCTTGCGTTCACATAATTACGGATTACTCCGAGACCGTGCCACTATGTACTCGGTTTGTCGGGAAAATAAGGACAGCGAAATGAAAGGTAACTACACAACTGAGTTCGGCTTTCGAGCAGATTCTGAGAAGTATGCATTCCTGCTTCGTTGTATACCTGTTCAAGGTGACTATAACTTCTACTGCTTTTGTTATGTGAGAAAATGGCTGGATAAGCATATAGAGGAAGCTAATCGGGACATTCGCTTTATTGACAGTCACTATAAAGAACTGTTCCGTATTCCGGACGGTGAGTACATCATTGTAACCGATCGTTACGGTAAGATGAAAAGCTATCCATGCCGCTATATTGACGACTATCATTTGGAGGTCGGACGCAATCTCTTTCATATTTGCGAGTTTGCTGAGCGTATGGAGCAAGACTGCTGTACCTACCGCCCCGAAAGTGCCGCTGGATCCAAAAACTATGACGAAAGGTGAATGTATATGAAAAAAGAAGATTTTTATAATACAAATAAAGATATGAATAACTTAACCACTATGCTGATAGATTTACTTCTTAAAAGATTGCTTGAAGAGAGATACTCAGAGTTTTATACAGAAAGTCTTTCTGAAAGCAAACGGTATTACCATAATCCGTTATTGGTCACTAAATATCTTAGATTTGAGTCAGTAATTAAGAGAGGAACCGCTTTATTGATTTTTATTGATTTATTGTTAGAAGTATTTGCTTTATTAACCGGGGTTCTCTCTCCCACTTTTGCTTTAATCAGTTGTTGTGTGTTAATTATTTTGCTGTATCTTTGCCTTATTGCTACGATTGATTATGATAAGAAGAACCGTAAAATTGAATCGTTTATCATTTCCAAAAACTCAGACGGTTCGTTTGTCATAGCCGTTTTATATCGGCATAGGGAACAATTTGCAATTTACAGAATAGAAAGTATTACCAATCTGAAAATTGAAAACAAGACAATAATCATTAAATTAAAAGGTTATTTCTTGTATAGTGATGATGAGAAATTTAATGATAACGGCAAAATAACATTGCCGGCTGTCTATGATGATGAATTAATTGATGATATAAATAAACTAAAGGGATGATTATAACATGAAAAGTGAAACCGGATATGACGCCTATTTTGCAGGACAGCTCGACCTTGCCCCTATCGTTTTGAGGAAATACATAATTAACATGATTGCTATTGAAGGCAAGTCTATGGATACGGTTGTGAGTTATTTTGGCGATATTTTTTGGCTGTTTAGATATTTAGTTGCTTTAAAAGGTATTGAGATTACATATAAAGGTGATATTCTTTTACCGCATACACACGGAAATAATGACTACAACGAGATAATTAAGGCTGTATCTGATGTTATAGACACTGATTTCATTAGGAGTATCAGCCGTGATGATATTAAACAGTTTGTTATGTATATGGCAAGGCGAAAAGTTAAAGCCAGCACACGAAACAGAAGATTATCAGCAATAAGAAGCTTTTTTGAATTTTGTTGCAATGATGTTCAAATTATTGACTCCTCCCCTTGTCAAACTATTACCAATTCAAAAAAGGAAAAAAAGTTACCAAAGTACCTTACTCTTGAAGAATCAGAGAAACTCCTTGCAAGCGTTAAAGAAGGAAAAAATTATGACCGTAACTACTGCATGCTTACTCTGTTTCTTAATTGTGGTCTGCGTCTTACTGAACTTGTCGATATTGATATTTCGGACATCCAGAACAATACTCTTCGTATTATGGGTAAGGGTGCCAAGGAGCGTATCCTGCATTTGAATGAATCTTGCATGGTAGCACTTGAAAATTGGTTACAGGTAAGATTATCAAATAAGTATTTTGTAAAAGATAAAAATGCTCTTTTTATTTCGGCGAACGAAGGTACTAGATTATCTCGCCGTGCTGTACAGCTTGTAGTATCCGAAACGCTCAAAGCAGCCGGACTTGACGGCAAAGGGTATTCGACTCATAAGCTTAGACATACAGCTGCAACTCTGATGTATCAATACGGTGATGTGGATGTCTTAACACTCAAGGAAGTGTTAGGACACGAAGAATTAAGCACAACGCAAATCTATACGCATATTGATAACAAACAAGTGCGTGAAGCACTTGAAAAAAATCCCCTTGCACATAAAAATGTAGATTATATAGATGTTAACAATGATAAAAAAGGAGAATAATATGAAAACTATATCTTTTTACAACATTAAAGGTGGAGTTGCAAAAACGACAAGTACTCTTGCGTTTGCACAAATACTTCACAACGATTACGGTAAGCGTGTGCTTGTATTTGATATTGACAAGCAGGCAAACTCAACCAAAACACTCGGCTGTTATGATGCAGACGGTCTTTCCTCTGCTGATTTACTTGTATCTAAGAAGAATATTGTCCGTGATGTTATCAAGCACAGCGAGTATGGTATTGATGTAATACCGGCAAATTACAACCTCATCAAGGCAAATAAGGATGTACTGTACGATGCTCTCCGTCCTCAGCAAACACGATTCAAGGCTCAGCTTGAGGAAGTTCAGAATGATTATGATTATTGTATTATTGATCATTCTATTGAAGATAATATGGCAGTTGTCAACGGTCTTGTTATTACTGACGATGTGCTTGTACCAATAAAGTTTGATAGATATGGTCTTGACGGTATGGAGTACGCTCTTGAAACGATTGAAAGTGTAAAGGTATTTAATCCTAATATTCAGCTCAAGGGTTGTTTTTTGACGATGTATGTTCGTTCCAATCTTTACAAGCAGGGCGAAATCAGCCTGAAAGATGCACTCGGACTAAAATTTCTTAAAACTACAATTTCTCAAACAGTTAAAGTCGGCGAAAGTACCTTTGATAAGCCTCTTTTGTCGTATGCACCTAAATGTAAAGCGGCTGATGATTATAAAAAACTCGTAGCAGAATATCTTTCACTTGATTAAATAGCAGGAGGTAATTATTTATGGCTTTTAAACTTGATTCTATTTTTAATTCTAAAACTCTTTCTCAGGCAAATGATTCATATAAAGTACAATACATAGAAAGAAGCAAGATTATTCCGAATGAACACAATAAGGAAATTTATTCAACTGACAAAACTCTTTTACTATCCTATGGTATTGAAGATAAAGGCTTACTCGAACCTTTAATCGTCAAAAAAGATGACGAAGGTACATATACATTGTTGAGTGGTCACCGTAGATTAGCTGCTATTGAAATAATTTGCAAGCGAAATCCTGATAAGGCATCAGATTTTGAAGTTTTACCATGTATTATAAGAAATGACGACGATGACGAGGAAATTCTCATTGATGCCAATTTTTATAATCGTGAAAAAACTGATGCTGAAAAAGCCAAAGAACTTGCAAAGAAAAAGGAAAAACTTGAACAAAGAAAAGCTAACGGTGAAAAAATTAACGGACAGTTAATTAAACTCATAGCTGAAGATATGAATATAAGTGTTCATCAAGCCAAAAAACTTAATTCAATCAACTTGAATGCTACAGATTCTGTTAAAGATGCGTTTGATGCAGGAGAGATTACAGTAGAAACCGCTTATCATTTGTCAAAAGCTGATGAGAAAACACAAGATGATTTTATCCAAAATGCAAGAGATAACGATAAGCCGATTGCTACACATGAGGTAAAAGAAGCAGTCGCAGCGGCAAAGCCTAAAATGTCTGTAATGCCAAAGACTCCAATATCAGATAACGAAAATGCCTCAAAGCCTACTGTTGGCACTATGTCTGACAATGACGAATATCTTTCATCAGAAGATGACAAACTGAAAAATGTACTTGATGAATGTCAAAAAAAGTTTGTTTCAGATACAGTTATTCCCGAAGCATCAATTTCAGAGGTAGACGATCTTTGCAAAGAAATTGCAAAAATAATGAGATTGTTTGCATCTGAAAAAGAAATTACCTTAAATAAAAACGAGGTTTCGGAAATCAGAAATATATTTGAAAAGGTGCTTTCAAGGCTAACAAATCAGTCAGACACCGTTTGACAAAAAATTAAGAACACTATATAATGTAAAATAGTGATAATAATGCATTTACACTATCCTTTTACACAGCGGTACTACTTTTCATTGTTGTACCGCTGAATGTGTTCTTGTTGGACGGAGAGATTGAATATGAAAAATGAGAAAAAAATCAAGGTGTCCGAAGCTGTAAGATTATTTGCCCATGTTACCGGTAAAGATCCTAATGCTTTTTACAAACAAATTGAGCGTAACAGATATACTACACTCGAAACTATAGACGGTGTACAATATTTAAGTTTAGATGAATTATATGCAAATCTTCCTATTAATGAGGATGGGGAACATCTCTTGCCGGTTAATACTGTGGCAAAAAATAAAAATATCAATGTTTATGAACTTAAAATGCATATTAACAAAGGGACAATTCCTGCTAAAATAATTGGATATCGCACTTACATCAATCCAAAAGATGTTGACTTTTTAATACACTTGCATGATGTCGCTAATTCGCCCGACTATATATCTGTCAAAAAATTTGCTATTGAAAACAACTTGAATCCATATACTATAATTGCATATGCTACCAAGGGTAAGTTTAAAACTGCTGTAAAAGCTAAAAATCAATGGTTTGTGTCAAAAGATGATCCTTTTATTAAAGAAATATTAGATATGTCATTACCTGAGGGATATGTATCTATAGAAGAGTACGCTAATCTTCATAATATAGACAGGATGAAAGTAGTTAATGATGTACGCAGAGGATTATATAAAACAAGTATACTAATCAATCTTCCGGCTAGAAAAGAAAAATGGTTTCTTCATAAAGATGATGTGAGTGTAATAGATTCATTAACTGAAGTATCAGATGAAAATTTTCTTACCGTTGATGAACTCTCAGAAAAGTTTAATATGAAGAAATCAACGATATTACACAAGATTCATAATGGACAGTATCCATCTGCAAAAAAGATTGGTAGCAAGTGGTATGTTAATAGCGAAGAAGTAAAGCCGTTGTATTATGGGCTTGTACGAATTAAAACATATTCTGATAACCATAATGTATCAGTTGGTATTATCAGGAAAAGAATACATGACGGACTTGTCGAATCTGCCATAAGAGTTGATGGTGTGTGGTACCTTGATGACAATGAAATACTTACATAATTTAACATAGCCTAAGCTATGTAAATACCTAAAAAAAGCTTTCACAAAATTTTGATGAAAGCTTTTTTAAGTATTGACAAAATAAGTAATAATGGCTATAATGTAATTATAGAAATAGATTGCTATATATGTCGGAATTATTTAGATACTGACTACGGCTCATAACCGGATTCCGACTTTCTCTTTTTTAAAACATACACAAAACAAACCGTGCAAACACATGGGGATTGCTTAAGACCATTACAACGAAAGTGAAGATCGCTTTGGAATTAAGAAACTCTGTGTCATCGTGTATGTTTCTTCTGACACAGAGTATGTTTGAGTTTTTAAGAAATTATAATGAATAAATGGTATTAAAGTATAAAGATGGTGATTTGATGAATGAGAAAAAAATCGTTCTTAACGAAGCTCAAAAAATGTTAGTAGAAAAAAATCTATCTATTGTTCAGATAGTTATCAATAAGTTTATGCGTAACATTCAAGGAGATAATATCACTCCTGATTATAGCAAAGAAGATGCAATTCAGGATGGTTATTTGGCACTTTGCAAGGCAGCATTTACTTTTGATTATGGAAAAAATATTCCGTTTGAAGGATATGCAACTACTGTTGTACATAATTATGTTTATTCTCAGATGCAGAAGTATTTCAAAAAGAAAGAAAGTTCTTTAGATGATATTTTAAATGCTTTTGTTAGAGAAGAATGTGATGAATTATTCTGCTGTGAAACTAAAGAATTTCTTGCAACTGTTAATCGCCTAATCAACGAAAGAGAACATACTTACAATGCTAAAGTTCCTCATGCATATGATGTATTTAAAATGAGAACTGTACATGGATTAAAAAATAAAGATATTGCTCAAATACTGAACATAAGCGTATCTGATGTGTCATATAAATATACTCTTGCTAAATCAGACATCAGACGCTATGCTTCGATAGCAAATATTGCTTGCTAATATTTTACAGGGTACCAAATGGTACCATGTTTTTTTTTATATATAAATCGAAAAAACACTTGAAAACGAAGAGGTAATATGATAATATATAGGTGTTGACAATGTACAGTCGTTTCCTTTGGATAGGTTAGAATTCGTCAATCTGTAAAACGATTAGATTGCAGAAAAGGATAATACTCAAAGGTAGTATGTACCGCTGCAATATTGCCGGTC